TCAGCGTGCCCGACTGGCGACGCCGTTGGCGGTGATCGCCATCATCGCCTCTTCCATCACGCGAGCCGAACGCGATGGATCGAACTTCGCCGCACAGAACGCTTGCACGCCATCGATGGCCTCGGCAGGCGTCCGGGCGTTCATGATGATGTCGCGGATGGGTGCCAGGTCTCCCCGGAGTGTTTTTGCCCACTCGGGCGCCGCAGTCTGGGCGATCGCATTGGTTGGGTCGATCAGAGGCGCTCCTGGCGACGCGAAGGCAACGAAGGGACCAGGGGCGGGGGCAGACGGCATGCGCTCGATCGGGAGGCCGATGCGTTCACTGATGGTTTCCAAGCCGGAATCCGCGATCCGAAGCCCGCCGGCGGCAAGCGAACTGATAAGCGAGCCCGTGGCCTCGGTTTCATCCGCCTCCAGCGATCCCCATACGGCCAGTGGCGCCCGGCCTCGGTAGCCATTGATGCGGAGGTATTGCGTGAAGAGTTGATGTCGCAGGGTGGCGGCCAGACGGCGGGCGTCGGACTGGCGCTTGTCCTGGCGTTTGCTGGCCTGGGCATCGGAGGTGCCGGAGTTCATGCCGGTGGCCTGCGCATCGGAACTGAGGGTTTCACCCAGGATCAGCTTTGATTTCTCGCGGTTGCACAGTTCGAGGAATGTCTGGTAGGCGGCGCCACTGTCGTTGGCGGCGGCCTGCTTGATTTCGACCTCGGTTTCCTTGCTAATGACGAGACCACCCATTTTCTGAGAAAACTGAAACGCCGACAACAGCACTGCGCGGGAATCATCATCGGCCTGGTCATACTTGCCGACGAGGAAAGGGCCGCCGTAGCGATCAAGAAAGCGCGCCCACCAGTCACGATCCATCATGGAAAGCAACCACCAGAACACGATCGAACGCATGGGACCGCCCCAGTTGTCGGGTAGTGAAAGTAGATGTCCCCGATGGATGATGTAGCGGCCTTCCTCGGGCTTTTGTCCTCCGGGGCCGACTGGCCAGCCTTCTGTGTTGGTGGGCAAAATCTCCAACTCCCCCGACGTGTAGGAAAGCAACTGGTAAGGAACGGACGTGAGTTCGGCCAACTCGTAACGCAGGCCCGGCTTCGAACTGAGGCGGAAGGTTTTTTCCAGAAGCGAAACCGGCCAGAGCACGGAATCCAACAAATGGGCGCAGGCGTTCTCCCATTTTGGATAATCGGCGATCATTGCTTCGATGACGGCGGCGGCGATGACATCATCGGGATTCTTTTTATCCCACGGCTGGATGCTGAGGGTGTCGCTGGTGACGGCCTCTTTGCGATCGGCGAAGCGGCCCTGGAGGTGAGAATCGGATGCGATGATTTCCTGATAGAGCTGAAACAGCCGCGTCACGTCACCGCCCTCGGCGGCCCGGAAGGTGTCATGCACATCGTCCACGGTCAGCGTGGACGCGATTGAAGTGGGGATGGCGCGGTTGTTGAACAGCGTCACCCGGCGGAGAGGGAGCAGCGAAGCGAGGTAACGGCTAATGGCCTGAGCGCGTTCTTTGAGTGTAAGCATGATGTGTGTGTCCTCTGGTTAGATGGGACGGATGATGCCGCCCCGTTTTTGAAATTTTTTCGCCCATGGATTGCGGACGCCGGCGCGCACCGCGCCGCGGTTGACGCCGAGGGTGCCGGTTGGAGCGCCATGCGCATCCGCCCGGCCGGATTTCGACATGAGGGCATGCAGGGCGAGTTTGCCGCCGTCCCACACGTCGCCGTGTCCGCCGTCCTCCGCGATTGCCGCCACGAAACTGCCGCGATCCCGCGACACGAGGCGGATGTCAGTCTTGATCCATTCGCATGGCGGGAGCGCAAGGTATCCGTCCTCGATTGTATTGGTAAATAAATTACCAAGATAGGACTTCATCGTCATGCTCTCGCCCATGTGCTCGATCGTCTCGCTGGCGACGACAAGTTCCACCGGGACGAGTCCGGCAAACTCACGTCGCAGTTGCGCGGCGAAGAAGCGTTCGCTGGTCGCGTCGATGCAGAGCCGCCTTGCCCGCAGGCCATGCGGGAGTCCGGTCAAAATCGTGCGAAGGATTGCCTTGGTGACGGCGGGATCAGCCGTTTTCCACCGCAACACGAGCCGCATGTAGTAGCTCAGCGCCACTTGCTGGCAGACGGACAACGAACTGGGGTTGCTCTTGTCCTTGGTCGTGGTGGCGATGTCCAAGCCCAGACCGATGCGCGGATGTTCCGGCGAAAAACAGCTCTGCCAATCCACCGGAAGAATGTCGGCGACGTTGACGGTTTTAACTCGGCGGGACGGCTTCATGCGAGGGGCGGACGATGGGGGTTGGCTTTGTTGACCCAGGCTTTGCGGCAACGCATCCGGCGATAGCGTTGGCGTTTGAACAGTAGGTTGAGCACGTCGAAACGGGCACGATCCAGCTTGTCCATCCACGCCACCCAGCCGTGATCTTCGTCGGGAGGTGCGGACTTGAGCAGGTGGCAGTAACGGACAACTGCGCGATCGAGTTTCGTGATCATTCCACTACTGCCTCCGTGATGTTGGCTCCGACGCAGGTGCCCTTGCCGAGCGCCATGGCGCGACCAATGGCCATTAGGCTGACGGCGGCCGTGCCACCCGCGATGAACTTCAGGCCGTAGTTGCGATCCCAGGCCGTCTTGTCGAAGGCCAGCGCCCGGTGTTGTTCAGGCGTGATCTTCTCGCCCGTGTCGGGATGGTGCATTAACACACCAGCAAGCGCGGCATCCCAAGCATCCACCCGGTGGATCATCAGACCGTAGTCTGATTTGTAAAAATTGCCCGCCGCGTTGGGAGTGAACTCCGTGCCCTCCGGCGGCAAAAGCATCTCGTAGGAATAGTGCTTGTCGTCGGGCGGCGGCGTGGTGGCGAGGCGGAGACGGAATTGCGGGTTCGACTCCATGAACGGCTCGATCGCTTCGAGGACTTCCTGACAATTCGGCCACCGTCCAAACTCGTCGCCGATGATGTGTCCTGTCCAGCCGACCGCCGTGTTTGGATTCGGCGCGATCACACGCGTGCGACTGCACGTCGTGCGATCATGCCACAACTTCGCCTCCAGTTTGGAATGCTCGAACAGATCGCAGAAACCGTCGAAGTCGATGTCGTCGGCGTTGGTCTCCAGCTTCAGTGCATTCGCTGCCGCTACCGCCTTGAGCTTCGCCAGATGATCGCGCCACGACTGCGCCTCCTTCACGATAATTTCCGTGCCCAGTGCAATGGCCGCCGAAATGATCGACGTGAGCACACCCGGCGTCTCCATCATCCAATCCAGCGCCTCGTTGCTCAACAAATAGCTCTTCCCTCCCTGCCTTCGCCACACGTAACCGAGACGGCGCAGTGGATGTCGAAACCCAGCCCTCTGGTACGCACGAAACGGCACCACACCAGTCTGGGGGGGAGAGGGGGGGCTTGTTTTAGCCTTACCCATTACTTGCCTCCTCCACCGGACCAAACATGTGCAAGCGCAATTGTTCCACCTTCACCGCCGGCTTCGCCTTGCCTTCGGCGATTTCCGCCGCCTTCCGGTCGGAATAAAATTTCAAAAACATCTCCGCCGTCGCCCGCTGCACCTTGATTTCCTCCAATGCCAGCTTGCGATCATTCTGCGCCAGTCGCCGCTCATTTTGCTCGATTGTCCGCTCCGACATCCGCGCCTTCTTTGCGTCCGCCTGACTCTTTTGCAGCCGGGCGAGCGCATCCACAAGGCCGAGGTAGGTGCCCGGTTTTTTCGACAACAGTTTTTTCTGTGCCTCCACATCCAAGCTTTCGAAAATCATGAGGAGTTGGCCGCCGGCGATGGCCGTGGCGCCCTCCGTAGTGCTTCCGCCGCTACGCTCCGCGAGGGCCAGCGAGTAGTCCGCGAGCCCCTTGGTGCGGTCGAGTTGTTCGCGTCGCTCGCGCCATTCCTTGTAGCCGCCTTGCCGCCACTCGCTGAGATTTTGTGCGGAGATGGGTTCCTCGCCAAAATACTCGTCCAACACCGACAATACCTCCGGCAGCGTGTGCAGCCAGGCGATGATGCGCGGGCCTGGCTCGCCATCGTCCAGACGACGATTGACCTCGTTGCGGATAACGAGGGGCAGACGGGCGATCTTACCGGTGCGGGCGGTGGTCATTGTTTGTTGCGTTCTTCCGCCAAGGCGGCGGCGAGTGCCCAAACTTCGCGCTCGCGCGCGGCGTAGCGCTCGCCCGAGTGCCAGAGTTCATCCACTTGCGGTGTGTATAGACCTTCCGCTGTCTGGATTGGCCTTCCGGCGCGGAGATGCAAGATGGGCGGCTGATAGAGCGTCCGCTGCGACGCGGCGCTTGACGAGCAGCCGCTCATGCAGGCGATCGGCACGCTCGTGATCAGCAGCAGCAGTGCTGCGGCGTAGAGTTGTGATTTCATTTTCGAGGGCTTCGCATTCTCTCTCGATGCGGTCAGGGTAGCGCAGCGCATAGATATAAAGCGCGGCCGCAGCCGCGCGAAAAAACCATTCGAGCGCACCCCACATCGTTGCCGGTGGTTAGTTGTCGGTGGTGGTGTCGCTGACTTTTTCGCCGCTCTTTTTGCGAGCGACGATAACCCAGATGACACCGACGAGAGTGGCGGCCGCGCCGGCGCCCGTGACGATTTCCGTGCTGGTAGCCAGCCCGGAGCTGGTGAGAAAGCCGCCCCCGAAAGTGAGGACTTGCTGAATGAGTTTGATGATCGTGTCTTTGCTCATGGTATTGTATTTTTACTTACGTTGGGAACCGCCGGGGACGCACCGTTCCCCGGCGGGTTATGTTTTCTGACGATCCCGCGTGGCACTGCGGTGCGCACGGCGTCACGCGGAAGAGGAGTCATGGGCAGGCCGCCACGCCGGCGGCCGTGGCCTGGTAGTGGAGGACGCCGGTCACCGGATCGGGGATGGAGGTGATGAGGCCGCGGCGGAAAAGAGCGTCGATTTCCTTGTTGGCATCCTCCGCACTTGGTTCGAAATCCAAAACCTTGCTGCGGATCACGCGGCGCGTCAGTGCCTCGGCGGGGAGTGCCACCGTGCGGGCGGCGGTCAGTTCGGAGAGGAGCGCGGTGCGCAGATCGTTGCGCTGGCTGGTGGTGATCAGGCTCATGGTTCGGGTGGGTGGGTCAGGTGCGTTGGTTGCGTTCGATGGCGCCCTCAATGCGGCCCAAGGCGCGCTCCATCGTCTGGAAGTTGCGGTTGAAGGAGGACTGCACGGCTTCGATCCGTTTATACACGCCGTTGATCAGGTCGTCGGTCTGCTTGCGTTGCTCCGCCGCCTCCCTGTCCTGTTTTTCCACCAGTGCGGCGTGCTGTTCTTTCAGCGCCTTCAAGTCGGCTTCGATCCGGCTCAGGTCGGCATCCACCGGCGGACGCCGGCGGAAATATGCCCAGACGGACAAGGCCAGCGCCGCGATCGACAGCGACGAGATGAGCCCCGTTTGAAACTCAGATGTGAGCGGCGTGGGCTGGCTGGAGGCAAACAGGGCAAGGCTGGAAAAGTCGGCGGGCGGCATGCCCGCGCATTCTGCCCAAAACAAAGCCCCACGGCTAAAGGCCGTGGGGCCGGTGGGGAGGATGACGCGGGAGAATGTCTAAGTCCAAACGGGGTCTTGAGACGGAAAAGAAAGAGCAAGTGTTTTCACCCAATCGCATTCCTCCTGTGTCACCAATGTCCCCAACGCTTCGGTTCCATTGTAAGCGCGACTCATGAGTTGTGGGGCTGCATCATGGTCCGTCCCATGGATCATGTAGAACATCACCTTGGAACTCTTTGCATCTTCGTAGATGGGATAATAATTGGCATGTTTGTAGCCTAGTTCCTGTTTGAATCGTTCAACCAACATCCACGGACGATCTTTGCGCTTTGCCTGCACAAAAGGACGCCAATCTTCCAACCCCGTCCACCTCTTCAGAACAACATCAGGATTCTTTAGATTTTTGGTGCAACGTTCAAACCACCATGATGGGAGAAAGTAAAAAATCTCAACTTTGTGACCAGCTTGTTTATGCTGGGCAACCGCCTGCACCGTCGCCCAGTCGCATTCCGTAGTGCGTTGATCGAGAAGGCAGAACGTTGCCATTTTTTCCTTGGTCGGATTTGCCGCCAAATAACGCGGCAGTTCCGTGTTGCTGTCACCAGCGACAATATCAACAGGACGGTTGTCGCCTTTCGCCTCTGCCTCTTTTAGCTCACGGAGACAGGCAAGTCCTTTTTGGCCAATCTCACAGAGGGTGAATTTTCGGAACCATTTTGGTGTCATTTCCAGCACTTGCTTGGCAGCCCACGATGATTCCCTATTCTCATTTTGGGGGCCGGCAAATGCATCAATGTAGTATCCGTGATGTGTGATCATCACGAATAGCTTCAGGTAACGCTGAATCAACTGCGCCTTGCTTGCCGTCCAAACTCGCCTTTGCAGTGTGCTTACCCAGACGGGAAGAGGGCGAGTCGGGTATTTGTTAATATCAAAGAGGCACCCATCTGCATCTGGATCGGTCATGCCATGGCAGGAAGCCCATCATAGACCTCACCGTCAAGCAAACGACCAGCATCTTTCTTCCCTAACGGTGCCATGGGTATGGCGGTTCCGTCATGAGATTTCACGGCAACCACCCCCTTGATGCTCTCTTCGATAATTTCAATTGGTGCCCAGTGCCCCCACTGTTTGAAATGGAAAGCTATATCGTATTCCTCAGCGGCATCACGCAGCCCCCGTGCCCAATCAGGGTGCATGGGACGTGATTTGGCCCCACTTTCTCCACCAGCAATGATCCAAGAAATAGGAGAGGATTTATTTCCCTTTACCCACTTGGAAATGTCAACCGGACCCAAAAGAGGCTCACAGCTAAGAAAGCGCACTTTGGCTGGGTTTTCCAAAAGATGAGGGATGCGCAAGTCAGCGTAGCGTTGATTTTCTACGGTTGTTCCAAGCCAGACATTGTCTGGCCAGAGATCGCCCCACGGGGCGAGACGCTTAACAAGCTGGGGACGTTTGGTGAGAAGAAGCCAGTCGAGCATTGGGGTCTCAGCTATGAGTCCCCACAGTCGCTCACGACTGCTATCTAGATCCCGGCGATTTTCAAAAACGTCGGCCATTGATGCACAAAACACCCGCGCCCGCTCATTGGCAACAACGGCATCCGCATGCCACCGTAACGGTTCCTTCCAGTGGTTGTCGGAGAAAAAGCGGCGGGCCGCCTTGGCCCCCCAAACATCCTCGCCCACTCGCTTCGCCCATGACTCGGCATAGCAATGATCGCATGCGGGAGACACCTTGGCGCATCCCCACCAAGGGTTAAATGTATGATGAGTCCACTCGATCTGTGAGTTCTTGCCCATGATCAAAACAATATCGTGCGCATCCAACCCAAGGCGCAATCACGTTAGTTGAAATCCTGCGCGCAAAAAGCTTCACTGTAGGACGCATGACGCAGTCTGTGTCGAGTTATCTCCCGGAATCGCTGGTCCTTGCCGCCCTCAACCGCAACACCGCCTTCTGCTCGCTCGTCGTGTAGCGGGGGATCGTCATCCCGGCGCCAAGCGTGTTGGTGTAGGAATAGATGCCATCGGGCCACAGCAACTTATTGACGGATTGCCCGTCCACGAGACCGGATGTGTCGCACTCAACAAAAATACGGTCAACCCAACGGCTCTCTCGCATTGTTTCGGTTTCGGTCCATGTGTAGGTAACCATTTTGTGAGAATCCAACCCAATGCCCTTACCCTTGGCGGACTGTATCGCCTGCGTTGTCTTGGGTGGACCATAATAAACAACCCCCTTGGCCAGAATGCCGCCCGGCACCACCTGCAACACCTCAAGCGTTCCGGCATGGGCAAGCTTTCGGCATTCCTCTAAATCCGCCTTGGCTTGTTCCTTTTCTCGGGAAGCTCGGACCCTCGCCTGCGTTTCCTTCTCATGTGTTTTTGCTACCTCCGGATCGTAGCCGTATTGCTTTTGGAGAGCGTCGGGCATCAGGTGCCACTCCACCGTGGTCACCCCTCCCTCGTGTTTCACCACGGCGGCGGCAGGCGTGCTCGTGATGATCCGGGCGGACTTGAGCACACGACCATCCAAGAGGGTGATGTCGGGGCGCTCACTGGCGGCGGGGACGACAGCCGGGGTGGCGGGGGAGGGTTCGGTAGCGATGGCTACGCCGACAGTGGCAACGCATGCCATGCCGAGAGTCAGGAGGCGAAGAGAGTTCATGACGATTAGCTGGAGAGGGAATGGCTTCTGGTAGAAAAAAGCGGGCTGGATCAGGCGGCAGGCTCCTGACCGCTGATGCGCACGAGCTGACGCAGTAGCTCCAACTGCTGTTCTGCATGGGTATCCGTGTCGCGTTCAAAAATCATGTAGTGCACCTCCCGGCGAAAGAGGAGCATCGAGCGGCGCGTTTCGTGGATGGTGCGGGCTAGTTTGAACCCCGCTTTAGCGGCGTCATCCAGCTTTCGCTGGAGCTTGCTCTGACTAAGGTTACCGGTGAAAAAACCGGTCGTGAGTTCTGAAACGGCGTATTCTTTCATGGTGGTAGTGGGTTGAAGGAAATGACTAGGGATTAGCGCCAGTGCAGCCGTTGCGAGGAATGCACCGGCCAAATCCAGTGAAAATCTTCCGGTGTGTAGGTGAGAGGCTGATACACGGGATTGATCGAGGTCAGGACGATGGTTCGTTTTTCCGGCCCGGAAGCGTTGAGGATTTTGAGAACCACACCGTCATTTTTCAGCTTGGCGACCACCGGACAATGATTGCGCGGTTCCACCTCCGGCATGACCACCACCACGTCGCCAGGACGAAAGTCCGGCAGCATCGAATCGCCTTCGACGGTGATGGCGAAAGCGTGAGGAGTGGCGCAGGAGGTGTAGATGGTGTTCTGCCAGTCCCGCGGGATTTCCTCGTAAGATACGGCCTCGCCAGCGTGTGCCCAAGAAATGACAGGAATCTCGCGCGGGGCGAGGTCTCGTAAGGGGTGCCCCACCCCATAGGGTGCGGGGTTTTCTCGTAACTCACCTCTGTTTGTGAACTCTAGTTCTCTTTTTAGAGTCTCCAATTTCAGATGAATGTTCGCTGAAATGGGGCGATCATTGGACTCCAGTTTTCCGATCCATTCACGAGTGTAGCCAAGTCTCTGCCCAAGCTCCTCTTGGGTAAGCCCTGCTGACTCACGCCATTCCTTGAGTTGTTTGCCTGAAATGGGGGAGTTCACGCGAAAAAGTGAAGTTTTGTTCTCATTGGATCTTGACGCGAACTTTTATTCGCTTCTCTATTGACGGACGTAAACCAAAGTTCACACGCCGCCCCCGCTCAATGCAAGCCTCAACTCGTCATGATCCGGTCGTTCTGAAGATCGCTCTTCTGAAAGCGCGAGACCGCTTTCCGACTGTGGCGGCACTTGCCCGCTACATCAATCGTCCACGTCCGACGGTCAGCGCGGCTATCAATCGCGGTCAGCATCCTCGGGTGCTCAGTCAGATCAGGGAGGTGTTGCGTGGATAACATGGATACCATGGCCCTGCGCCGCGTTGCCCGCATTGCGTGGGAAAATCGTGAGCGGCTGGAACTCAATCCAAACGACACCGAACAAGTGCTGATCGCTTGGATGGCCGTCGGCACGAACGACGAAGCGGAAGCCGCTTCTGCCCTGCTTGCCGCTATCCGCGAGGCCGACCGCAAGCAGGCCACTTTCGACCGTCTCCTTCAACGCACCCCCGCCGCCTGATCATGGATACGACGACACCTGCAACCACGTATCGCCCGATGCCGATGCCGGCGGATTTTTGCACGGAGGCCGAAATAGCCCTGCACCGGGAGTGGATGGCCCTGCCCGGAACGACCCGCATGGAAGCCGAGCTGGTCGAACTGAAACGCCAACTCCGGGCCAAACACGCGGAGATTCGCAAGGCCAAGGCGGCCACATCCCGCGCCGCGGATCGTTTCATCGCCACGCCGGGCGGAGCCCGGTGGTGGAAAGCCTGGTTGGCTGCCAGCCGCGAGAACTGCCTCTGCCGCACCGCCCATGCGGGCGAGACGCCCGCGCCACGCCAACCCGCCGCCGCCTAACCTTTCCCATGTCCGAACACACCTCCACACACACCACCACGCTCACGCCCGACGAAGTGTTCTTCGCCGATCCCGCCACGCTCGCCGTGCATCCGCTCCTAGCCGTCATGCCGCCAGTCACCCGCGAGGATGCCGAGACCGAGGGGTTTATTGAAACCGTCCGCCAGTCCGGCCGTATCGATATCGCCATTATTCTGGATGAGGAAGGCCGCATCATGGACGGCCGCCGCCGTCGCCTTGCCGCTGCCACGCTCGGCCTTCCTCTCCCCGCCGTTCGCCGTCCGTCCTCCGAGGCCGCCACCATCGTCCTCAACGCCCTCGCCGGACGCCGCAACCTCACCAAAGGCGCTCTCGCCTACCTCTCCCTCCCGCTCCTCCAGCCAGCGATTGAGGAAGCCCGCCGCCGCTGGGTCGCAGCTCTTCAAACCGGGACAGCAGGGACCAAATCCAACTCAGTTGGATTTGGTCAGAAGACCCTCGCCCAGATCGCCGCCGACCTCGGTTTCAGTGACGAGCTTTTGCGACAGGCGACCAAAGTCCGCGACCTGCTCAACGATCCCACTGTTTACACATGGGGCGAGGCCGCGCAGGAGGCCACGCGCCGGGGCTGGTTCGAGCCCAAGCTCTTCGCCGGCGAGATCGGCCTCGGCGGCATCATCCAAGCCATCGCCGGCAAGACCGCCACTGACGGACAAGCCCGCGTTGTGCCCCCCGTCGCCGAGCTTTTCCAACGCGATTTCAGCAGTGTCGGCAAACGCTTCACCGCCAAATGGGAAACCCTCTCGCCCGAAGAGCGCCGCCCCGTCGTCAAGGCCGTCGCCGACGAAGTCACCACCTGGCCCGAGGACGTGCAACGAGCCCTCCTCACCAGCCTCAAGTCCGCCCTCAAGGCCGGACCCGAACCCAAGTTCTAACCCACTGATTTCAGCTTTCAGCTTTTTCCAAAATGCCCACCGATTTTCAGGTCAACGAGGAAGCCCGCCGCATCGAAGCCGTGAAGACGATTCTCGTGTTCACGGGGCAGGGTTTTTCGCAGAACGCCGCCGCCGCGCAGGCCGGGCTTTCCCCGGCCAAGGCGTCGCGCCTCATGAGCCTGTATCAGATCGGTGGATTCGCCGCCCTGCGCCCCCGCACCACCAACAGCGGACGACGCCCCCTCGTCACCCTCAGCGAGGTGGAGAAAGCCGCCATCCAGCGCCTCACTCTCATGAGCGATCCCCACGACCCCCAAAAAACTCGCACCGTCGGCGTCTCCTTCGCCCTGCGCACCTACGCCCGTTCCGAAACCTGCCGCCCCGAACTCGCCGACGTGATCCTCAAACCACGCACCAGCAAACACACCCTCACCCGCACCCTCAAACGCCTCGCCCGCCCCACCCAGTCCAGCCGCCTCCTCAACGCCGGCCCCGACACCTTCAATCTCCACGGCATCTGCACCCCACGCGATCTCACCTACATCGACTTCGACGGGCAGGAAAAACCCATTCACCCCGGCCTCGTCTTCGAGGCCGACGACATGACCAGCAACGAACCCTGCTGCGTCGAATGGGACGACCCCGCCGACCCCTGCGCCGCCCGCTACGGCGTGCGCCTCGTGCGCCCCCAAGTCCTCTTCTGGCTCGATGTCGGCACCGGCCGCTACGTCGGCTACTCCACCATCCTCCGTTACAACGACGCCTACCGCGCCAAAGATATATTGTGGTCCCTCTCCCACATCTTCCACTCCGTCGGTGCCCCCCGCTTCCTCCGCTTCGAATACGGCACATGGGACGCCCACCTCATCAACGCCATCCAAAGCGTCCACCACATCTGCCAAATCCAGCGCGCCACGTCCGCAAAAACCAAATACATCGAAAACCGCTTCAACATGCTCCAAAAATTCCTCGCGCTCGGCGGGGTGAGCATGGGCCGCCACCGCGGCGTCAAAGAACGTGAAACCAAAGACTGGATCGCCTGCCGCGCCGGCTCCCGCGACCCCCGCCCCCTCTTCCCCACGCTCGCCCAGTGGACCGCCCGCGTGGACGCCGCCCTCGTCGCCTTCAACGCCGAACCCGTCGAAGGCGAAATCTACGGCCCCGCCAACGCCCGCCGCTTCCACAACCGCCGCGCCTGGATACCCGACGAAATCTGGCACCAGCACATGGAGACCGCGCCCATGAGGAAGCCGACGCTGGAAGAAAGCTACCGCTTCCTCCCCGAACAAGCCCCCGTCACCATTCGCGGTGCCCACGTCCGCATCAAAAGCGCCGAGCACGACGCCACCTTCTACTTCTACTCCGATCACTTCGCCCGCCTCGGCGACGGCTATCAAGTCACCGTCTGCTGTGACCCCTCCCAGCCCCACCTCGGCGCCGCCATTTTGAACCGCGAGACCGGCGCCCGCGCCGCCATCGACCCCGCCTCCCCCGTCGGTCTGGCCAGGCCCTACCGCGAAGCCCAGCTCATCTGCATCGCGGAGGCCGTCGATCGCGTCCCCCAATTCTCCGCCACCAGCCAGTGGGACGACCGCGCCAGCTTCGAGCGCCGCCGCCGCTACCGCGAACAATGCCGCCTCCAATACCGCGCCATCATGCCCTTCGGACGCGGCCCCCAGTCCGCCGCCACCGAACACCGCGACGGCCGCGGCAACGTCGCCACCCTCGCTGTCAACGCCCACCGCCTCTCCGATCCCACCACTTCGACGTTGGATGTTGAACGTTCGACGTTGGACGTTCGGCGCGAAGCGCCGCGTCCCCTCTCGCCCGCCATCGCCGAGCGCGCCCGCGGGCAGGACACCCGCGCCCTCGTCCGCGAAGCCGCCGGCCGCCTCACACCGGCCGACCTCACCGCCGCCACGGAGGATGACGACATCATCACCGAAGCCCCGCCCGCCGCCTTTTCCGCCGACGAAATCGCCAGCCTTCTCAGCCAGTAACCACCACCCGACAACCCACGCCGCCATGATCGCCATCAACATCCAACGCCCAACATCCAACACCCAACGTCCAATAAAAAAAGTATCCTCCCCTTCGGAGTTGGATGTTGGACGTTCGACGTTGGACGTTCGGCGCGAAGCGCCGCGCACGGCCTCCGGCCGCGCCTCCGCCGCCCGCGAAACCTTTGTCGAGACGCCCGCCACCCGCCTCATCTGGGCCGGCCTCGATTACGCCGTGCGCAACAACTCCATCGCCCTCATCGAAGGCGACACCGGCCACGGCAAAACCCTCGCCACCGAAGCCTGGAGCCTCGCCCGCCCCCACCTCGCCGTCATCCTCATCGAAGCCCCCTCCATTGGCGGCGTCAGGCTGTTCCTCTCCGAAATCTGCCGCGCCATCGGCGAGACCGGCAACCTCTCGCTGGCCGAAATGCGCCGCGTCATCCGCGACTGGTTCGCCGAATCCGACAACCGGATACTCATCATCGACCAGGCCCACGACCTCCTCCCCCGCAGCCGCGGAGCCAAGGCCGACAAAATCGACTTCCTGCGCGAACTCCACGATTTTGCCGAGTGCCCCATCGGCCTGCTCTGCACCGTCAAACTTGTGCGGGAAATGTCCCGCAGCGCCTACAACTTCGAGCAAATCATGGGCCGCGTCGGGATGCCCGTAAAACTCCCCGCCGAACTCGGCGAGGAGCACTACCGCCCCCTCATCGTCCCCTGGTTCCCGCGCCCCGGCCCCAAGCTCCTCGCCGCCTGCGGCCAGGTGGCCAACGATAAACTGCCCCGCCAGAAAGGCCGCCTCCGCCTCCTCTCGCAAATCTGCCGCCTGGCCAACCGCGTGGCCGCGAAAAAAGGCGAAACCCTCGCCGAGCACCACTTCTTCAAAGCCCTCGCCCTGCGCGACCAGATGATGGGCAACCCCGCGCACGTCTGATCATGCCCACCGCCGCCGACATCACCAACCTTGCCGCCCTCGTGCGCGAACTCTCCGTGCACCAGCAAGCCCTTGCCCTCAGCGACGCCGCCCTCGTGCGCCGATACCCCGATCTTGGCAGCCCCCGCACCTGGCGCGGACGCCTCATGGCCCAGGCATGGGGCGAACTGGATGTGGATGCCTGGATCGTGCGCCTGCGCTCCATCACCGACGCCATCGACACCGAACCCGCCACTCCCGTTCACCGACCGCAAGACCCCTGCTGGCTCGTCAAACGCCACCTCGCCGAGTCCGAACGCGGCCTCGCCGAACGCCACTACGACGTAGCCCTCGCCCACCTCGCCGCCGCCCGCCGCGAAACCGACGCACTCCTCGCCGAGCACGAACATCCCGCCTCCACCATCAATGAAAAAGACAAAAAAACTGAACCTCGCACCGGCCCAAATCGCCGAACTGCGCGCCCGCCTCTGCGCCCACCTGTCCTACCTCGGACGCTTCACCGACCAGCTCACCATCATTGAGCAAATCCAGCATTGCCCAGGCAAACACGATGCCGCCGCCAGCGACATCGAAACGGCGATCCTCACCCTGCACCGCGAAGCCATCGACCTCGCCGTCGAAGCCGACGAACTCGCCGAAGTCATCGGCCAACTCACCGACAAAATCGAAGCCCCCCGCGCATGAACACCCCGCGCCTCACCTTCTGGCTCGTCGTCGCCAACGCCTTCGCCGCCGGCTTCTGCGCCGCGACCCTCACCGTCCTCCTCATCACAACCTGATCTCACGCGGAGACGCAGAGGCGCAGAGAAAACCATTCTGAAAATTCTGTTAATTCCGTCCAAAAACAAAACCACCCGCCATGTCCAAAATCGAAATATCCACCGTCGCGAAAATCATCACGACGATCATCCCGGAACCGGCCATCACCAAGCCGATCCTTGAGGCCATCAACGAAGCCGCCGCCGCCAAAGCCGATAACGAGGAAACGCCGCCGCCGGTCAAAAAACAATGGTGCATCCTCATCTCCGATCCCGAGGGCACGCTCCCCGAAAACGATCTCGTTGGTTGGGTTCTGCAAATCCCGGAAAACGAGAGCGTCCTCACCACGCAGGAGCGCATTCACCGCGCCGCCTACGAGTTCAACACCACCAAAAAAGGCCGCATGTTGCCCGCCGAGAAGATGGGCGACGCCATCGAAAACATCCCGGCCAAGCACTTCAAAGAACAGCAAGTCTGGATCAAGTCTAAGACCCCCGTGCTCATGCTCCGCACCGACAACAAAATCCCGATGGAGAAAAAGGAATAATTCACGCGGAGCCGCGGAGAGCGCAGAGAAAAACCATTCTGAAAATTCTAAAAAATCTGTCCAAACCCACCACCCACCATGCCAACAATCGCACAATCCCCCACTCCCCTCGAATTGATCGACGTTCACGCCAAAGCCTACGCCGAGGCCCGCCGCGTGCTCGCCGAGCGCACCGCCGCCCTGGAAGATGAAGTCCGCGACGCGCACCGTCGCAAGCGCCCCGGCATCAAGACTGCTCTCGCCATCGCGCAGGATACCCAGGCCAACCTCTCCGCCGCCATCCAGTCCCACCCGGAGCTTTTTGAGAGACCGCGCACCATGACGCTCCACGGCGTCAAAATCGGCTTCCAGAAAGGCAAGGGAAAGCTCACTTGGGACGATGAGGAATCCGTCGTCGTCCGCATTGAAAAAATGTTCGGGCTCGATGCCGACGCCTACCTTGTCATCAAGAAAAAACCCTCCGCCACCGCGTTGGGAAACCTCGAAACCCGCGAACTCGCCAAGCTCGGCGTCACCGTCGAAACCACCGGCGACCAAGTCTTCATCAAGACCAGTGACAGCGCCGTCGATAAGCTCGTCAAAAAGCTTCTCAAGGAAGGAGCGGTTGAGGAAGCGGAAGAGTCCGGCAGCTCATAGCTCCAAGCTCACAGCTCCAAGCTCTACTCACATGCAATACTTCACCAACGATCAAAAAGCCCAGGTCGCCATGCTCGCCAAACGCGCCTACGACGCCTGGGAGATGCGCGAAGCCCACGAGTGCATCAACGATCACCTCAGCCGCACCGCCTGCTTTGAACAATGGCGTCACCAGGAAACAGGCAAAGTCACCGGTGGCATCACCTCGCTGCGCCGGTGTGTCAGCGAACTCCACTTCCTCCCCCTCATTGCCCACTTCAACAACCTGCTTGGCGAAGGCGGCATGGCCCTGCGCACCCTCCTCCGCCATGCCGAGGCCGGCCGCATCACGGTGTTTTACAAACTCCAGCAAGCCCTCGCCGAACGCGGCCTCAGCGAAGGTTACGCTGCCGCCATCTGCCGCCGTCAGTATAAATGCGACCTCGGCGACGCCGAGGAAAAGCAACTCTGGCACCTGTTTTTCACCATCAAAAACCGCCGCAAGGCCGTCGCAAAACCCGCGCGCAAGGCCCCGCGTTACGTCCGGGAAAACCTCGGCACACTCACCACGACCGACGACGGCAACCCGTTTTGAACCACTAATACACACTGATGAACACTAATAAAATCCGGTCCGAATTAGTGACCATTAGTGATCATTAGTGGTTAAAAAATCCGAAACATGAATACACGAAAAACCAGAAAACCCCGCCCGGCGAAACCCGCGCCCCTCGGCTATATCATCCTCACTGCTGCCGGACTGCCGGCAGACAGCACCATCACCAACGTCCCCAATGGCAGCATCCGCATGTTCCCCTCCCGCCGCGCCGCCGCCAGTCTGGCCGCCAAGACGCAATGGGTGATCGGGGAAATGCAAGGCAGTCTTCTGGAAGCGTGGGGCGCGCCAAAGCTCGCCATGATCCCCTTCCGCGTCGTCCCCGTGTTCGGCAAAAAACGCCGCCCACCCGTCACCCGTCGTCCCAACACCACGCTCCCCCCCCCCTCCTCCCACACACACACCATTCTTAATTTTTAATTCTTAATTCTTAATTTCCATCATGTCCGCGCCCTCGCTGCCCATCCAACTGCCCGTTTCGCCCGCCCTCTCGGTGCCCGCCCTGCGCCCCCTGGAACGCGTGCAGGTGGCGCCGGGCCATTTTGTGGACATGCACCCGTCCGAGGAAAACCCGCCCCGCCACACCCTCACCGAACTCATCCCCGTCGGCGGCGGACTCTACCGGCAAGTCACCCGTCTGATGCCCGCCTGGCTCCCCTTCAACGAAGAAACCCTGCGCAAAGTCGGCATCAGCATTTCCAAAAGCACCCTGCACCGCCTCGGGCGCGCCAACCTCATCCGCGTCCGCCAGACCAGCCCCTCGTGTTACGAATTTCACTACGACTCCTGGCTCCAGCACTGCGCCGCAGTCGAGGCCGACCCCGAATTTTGGGAAAAGGAAGTCGAAACCACCGCCGGCAAACGCACCCGATTCCAACTCTACCGCGAAGCACTCTGACCGCGCCATGCGCGAAAATCCCAATGGAGAAAATGACCATTCCAACACCAGACACTCTCCTTTGCTCCGCCTTGCCAAATAACCCCCTTTGCCGACTTTTGCCGAGGGGTTTTTCCAAGTGATGAAACCTACCGGGCAACTTTTATCAGACGATCACGAAAACGAAGCTCGTGGAGAAGGTATCTGCGACTTTTGTGGCGAACACGCACCTGCTCTCTGGGTCTTTAATTGCGGCCCTGTCGCCGGAGCCTGTTATTGCCGAAAATGTGCCCCCTTGTCCGAAACGGATGCGAACACCGAGCGCACTGACGCCGGAGGCGTTCAGTGACGCGGCTGGTTAGCCTGTATCCAATTATGAAATACGCAAAATCACAAAACGGCCTCATCCACCTAACCAACGAGTGCAATTCCGAATATACGCTCTGTGGAGATGCGTGGAATATCGATTCTGAAGAGGACGGCGTCGAAGAAGGGTTGGCTTGGGTCGATTGGCCAAGAGGCCCTGTCACATGCCCGAATTGTGCGGGTGTCATCCTGTCTTGTCGCCGCGTTCGAGTAGCTGTGGCTAACACCGAGACGAGGGAACGCCGATGAACAACGACACGACATCATCAACGGGAACGTCATCGGCGTTCCCTCGGGCGACTGGTTCGGCAGCGGCCGCAAAAATGCGGACACTCCGCCAATGCCTCGGCTTCACTCAGGCCGCGTTCGCGGCTCGCGCTGGAGTCAGTCGCGAATCCGTCGCCGCCTACGAATGCGGAAATCTCGCATGGCCGGCCTCGGCGATCTCACTCTTGGCTGCGGATAGTGACCTTCGCGCCCGACTCGCGGCGAAACTCGGCGAGCTAGCAGAGATCGCACGGGGTTTCGAGCTGCCGAACCCGAAAGCGCCCGATCCGAAGGATTCGGGCAGGTGAATTGTTAGCCTTTATCATGAAATTAGAACTACCAAAAATAACTCTTGAGCAGCGAGAGATGAGCCCGCTGCTCAACATCCTAGGCGAAGCATTCCGCACCGATAATGCTGATGGAGCCGTAACCGGCCCCGGCGAGCCGGGGCCTGCAAGGGCAGTCCGCGACGGAGCGGTGTTTCGGCATTACGAAGCCTTGTGTGGAGATTTGCGTGCCCGCGTCGAAGCCATCGCGCAAGAGGCTTTTGTCGCAGGGGCAAATTACGCCAAGGCTAACACCACCGGCCCGGTGGGCGAAGCCTCACCGGAGACACATGGTTAGACCGTCTTTATTTTATGAATACAAAAAAACTATCAACGCCCATAAGGAAATGCCTCTTCATTCGTGAGAACGGGTTCTACATGCTGGAAATCCCCGAAGGAACAATCGCGGACAATGCCGAGGCCAACCCCGGCACTCTGCGCGTAGAGGATGCGATAACAGGCGAGGTGCTTTGGTCTAACGTCCGAGATGAGCCATGCGAGATGGCGAGTAACGAAAATCAAAAATGCTTTACGAATACCTGCGTAGCAACAATCGCATTGGCTCTGGCGTCTTGTTCGGTGGTTTGTTTTTCTTTTCTTATTACCAGCGACTTTCGCTTGCCGATTTGCTTCTTTTTCAGGCTGACGGTTTTTTGCGGTGCCTCTCAGTTTTTTCAGGCTGACGGTTTTAGTTTTTAATATATCGCCTCCCCCCCCCCCTCTTACCGAACGTCAAAGATGAGCCGCGTGGCTGCAAACAAAAAAGGGGAATCGCTTTCTCAAAAATATCACGAACAACGTGGCGCCAGCCACGTTGGCTCCAGCGCCTTGTTCGGCAGTTTGTCTTCTTTTCTTTTTCAGGCTGACGGGGAGGGGAGGGATAATAATATACTACAACTCCGCCACCTGATCTTCTTTTCCGTGCCTCTCAGCTTTGCCGAACACGTAATTCTCCGAACCCGCCTTCGTATATCCACCCATGCCCAGCATCCTTCTCAAACCCGTTCCGCACACCGAGGCCGTTGCTTGGCTCAAGGGCAAACCTTCGATTGCCTCCAGTGTCTTTGGGAAACTCATCCCGGAGATCAGGGCGCGGGTGTTTGCCGTGTCGGGCATTGAGTCGGCAAAAGTGCTGCAATCGCTCCGTGACCGCATCGCCGATCTCCCGCTCGGCGGAGATTGGGACGCGATCAAACGCGACCTCGTCAACGACATCTCCCCGTTCGTCGCGGAGGGTGACGACGCCGAGGCCGCCGCGGAGCGAAAGGCGGAGCTGCTGTTGCGCACGCACGGCTACCAATCCTACGCCGCCGCCCAGTATCAGGTCATGGACCGCCAGCGCGACGTGTTCCCCTACTGGCGCTACAACTCCGCGCAGGATGCCCACGTCCGCGACAGCCACCGCGCCCTCGACGGCGTCGTGTTGCCCCACGACGATCCCTTTTGGACCACCCATTGGCCTCCTTGGGATTATGGGTGCCGCTGCACCACTGTCGGCCTCAGCCGCTCCGACGTGGAAGACATTGCCGCCGAAGATCAGAAAAAACCGGCGGATCAACGCTCCATCCTCTCCCCCGACCAGCGCCGCATCATGTCCACCAGTGGATACCTGGTGCGCGGCCCCACGACTAATATAGATGTGCGCAGCCCGCGGGATCGCGGACGCCCCGACGCTTACTCCTGGCAACCCGGCGAACTCCGCCTCCCCGTAGCCGACCTGCGCAAACGCTACGAAGCCCCCGTCTGGTCCGCCTTCGAATCCTTCGCCCGCAAGCAATCGCTGGATGACGGCCGCACGCTCTGGGGCTGGCTCGAAGGCGACGACACGGGATCGACAACAAAACCCGCCACGCCCTCGCCGACGCCCGCATTGCCGGAGGAGAAGCCGCTCCGTCTCACCCTGCCCGAGCCGGAGCCCGCGCCGGCGAAGCCACGACAAGCGCCGGTCAGCCAGGCGTTGCAGGTAAAGGCCCGCGGCCCCGTCCGCAAAGCCGTGAAGCGCGCCCTCGAACTGGTGGACAAAGCGCACGATGACGGCGCGCTGCCGCCGCTCCCGGTCACGGGCAGCGCCGGCCATCCCGGTGCCTACGGCGCCTATCGCCATGCCATGGGCGGCGCGCCGGTTAACATCGGTGTATCCGAAAAGTCTCCGCACAAGCTCAACACCATGACACACGAGCTGGGGCATTTTCTGGACCATCAGGCACTCGGCGAGGCCGGTCGCTTCGCCTCGCAGGAAAGCCCGCTGCTGGAAGGCTGGCGGCGTGTAGTAGCCGACAGCGGCCCGATCCGGCGCATCCAGGAAAAGATGGAGACGATCACCCACTCGGGCGTGCGGCAGCACCTGGATTATCTGCTGCGCGGACGGGAAATCTGGGCGCGGGCCTATGCCCAGTACGTGGCCACGCGCACCGGGGATGCCGAAATGCTGGCGGAGCTGGACTCCATGCGCAGCAAACCCGGTTACGGCGAATATGTGACCTGGACCGCAGAGGAGTTTGCACCGATCGCCGAAGAGATTGATGATGTATTCCGCCAGAAAGGATGGATCTGATCATGGAAACCACACCTCCCGAAAGCCCGACACCCGACGAAACTGCCGCCGAACGCGAGGAGACCATCCTCGCCCTCATGTCGGAACTGGGCTGCTCCCGCGAATCGGCGGAGGCGCTGGCGGGGATGCACGGCGATGTGGTGGAAGCAGATGAGGTCAGATCACATCTGAACGAGGACAGCTAGAACACCGGGGTTCCTGATTCCGGGTTATTTCGCGGATTTTGATCTGGTCCGCCAAGGGGGCGTTCGGGTTAGAATTATCCCAGTGGATTTCGAAAACTTGAGGAGGGTCTGATGCATAACCCTCGGCTTGAGCTTGGAGTGTATACCGCAAGCAATCGCCAGGTTTTACTCTGCCACAGAAATTACGATCGAGCTTGTGAACACACGGAGAAATTTCCTCTCGGTGTCGCCGGCTTCTTCCGGTTGGATCATCATAATATACCGCCATCTCGAAAAACTCTTCGTATGGAACATCTATTACATTGTTGGAATTTACCCATTTGAACCGCAATGGAAATGGGAGCGACAGTCTTCTAAAATCTCCTTCTCTGGTATGCTTGGCGATCTCAACCAAGACCACTCGGCAGTTTTTTGGTGTTCTCCATTTGGTCAAATTCTGAACCTTTGCATGTATCCAATAGTCTTCTGTGTCATAGTCATTTTCAGCGATGCGGCCGGGGGGATGAATGAATGTTCCGATAGGATTATTCAGTTCGATTCGCAGTTTGATCGGTAACAACCTTGCTCGCAGCCAATCACCGAACAATGCGACTATGACAGCGAAGAAGGTTCCCAATGCTGCTGCCAAAGTGCCGACCGTGTTCCCAACTTCCAGAATAGATGTAGATTTGGTGCCCATAGGTATGGTGGTTCCTTTATATCGCGGTGTTCTCCACTCGCCCAGTCAATCAAGTAACCGCGCCATCCTCCCCACACCCCCCCGCCCGGCTTCGCCGCCGACGGGGGTTTTTTGTTTAATCGCGGCATGGACCGCGCTCTCGAATGCCATCGCCGCAACCAGAAAAATCACTTTCGCCGCAGCGCCCTCCGCCGGATCGGGCTGACCGTCACCGCCGGCGATTACCTGCGGATCGCGATGCGGATCAGGGAAAACAAGTCGGGCGTCGTTTTCCTCGGCCACGGCCGGCCCGGCTCCACGCTCTGGCGGGTGAAGTGGCGCGGCGCTTACCTCACCGTCGTCTGGGGTCACCGCACCGATCGCCCCGTCACCACCTGGCGCTTCCGCGGGAAGCGCCGCCGGTAACCGGCTATGCAAATCCGCGACACCATTTCCCCCTCCCTGGCCAAGCTCGCCGCCGGCATTGAGAATAAAAAGCCCATCCTCGAAGCGATGGGGACGCAACTGGCATCCCTCACCCAACGCGCCTTCAACGAACCCGACCTGCGCCCCGCTCCCTGGCCGGCGAAGCGCGACGGCTCCCCCGCCACCCTCCGCAAAAACCAGGTCCTCGTCCGCTCCATCCGCATCACCGACCTCACCAACGATTCCGTCACCGTCAGCACCGACCGCCTCTATGCCGCCATTCACCAGTTCGGCGGCGAAATCCGCGCCAAAGGCAAAGCCCTCCGATTCCAGCTTGGAGGCAAGACGATCTTCGCCAAAAAAGTCAAAATCCCCCCCCGCCCCTTTTTCCCGATCATCAACGGACAATTCACCGATCAAGCCCGCGACAAAATCCGCCGCGTCGGTGAAGAGAAAATCGCCGCCCTCACCAAGCCCCCCGGTTCCTGATCGCCCGAAGTGGCGCGGGCTTTTGTTGCCAATCCCAATCGCCCGCTGTAGGGGCGTCGCTTGCGACGCCCGCAATCCGATGTAGCGCAGGCGTCCCGCCTGCAATCCAGCCTGCCGCGCGAAGCGCCGCACTCCATAAAAGTCACCGCGCTTCGCGCTATAGACAAGATGGCAGGCGGGACGCCTGCGCTACGTCAGAATGCGGGCGGGACGCCCGCCCGTTGGATGTTCAGCGTTGGATGTTCGACGTTGGATGTTCGCACCGCAACGCGGTGCGCGTCACCTTCCCCACACGCGCCACCCGCCTTAGTCATCCCTCCCCACATCGGGCACACTGACGGCGTGATTATCGCCTTCCGCTCACCCGTTCCGCTGCCCGCCGGCAACCCACCTCCGGCGCGCCTCTGCGTTCTCCCCTGGGGCCGCAACGAAGGTGTGCAGGCGTCACCCATCTGTAACGAAACCACGGCCGCGCTCCTGCCGCAAAACCAGCGTATCGCCAACTTCGATACCGCTATTCTCGACTTCAACCACAACACCCTCCCCGGCACCGAAGCCTACAAGTCCGACAAGGAACCCCGCAAGATCGCCGCCAAGGGCAAAGTCGAACTGATCCCCGGCGAAGGACTGTATTTCTCCGCCCTCGACTGGACCCCCGAAGGCAAGGACGCCTGGACCGGCGGCCACTTCCCCGACCTCTCCCCCGCCGTCAAAATGAACGACGCCGGCGAAGTCATCTTCATCCACAGCGCCGGCCTCTGCCAGCAAGGCAGCATCACCGGGCTGCACGCATTTTCCGTCGGCGGCCTGCCGGCGATGAAAGCCAGCACCGCCACACCACCAACCACACCACCCATGGACTACAAAAAACTCCTCTGCATCACCTACGGTCTCGACCCGGAAAAAGCCACCGACGCCGAAATCGAAGCCGCCGCCGCCGCGTTCGCCAAAAAGAACGCCGAGACGCCCGCCAAGCCGGAAACACCGTCGGCCGATCCCGCCGCCACCGCCGCCATCACGGCCCTCACCGCCAGCGTCAAAGCCATCAATGACCGCATGGAAACGCAGGACCGCCAGATCATCATCAACCAGGCGCTCGCCCAGGGAAAAGTCATCCCCAACGGCGTTGAAAAACTCCCCCTTGAGCAGTTCAAGACTGTCGTGGACGCCCTCCCCGCCGACCAGGTGCCGATGGACAAACGCACACCCGAAGGCGTCAAAGCATTCACCTCGCCCGGTCTCGGCAACGACGCCGAACAAGCCGCCATCAACCGCCAGCTCGGCCTCTCCCCCGAGACCTTCGCCAAGCACAACAAGTAAAACCGGCTGACGCCGGAAATCCTAAACAACGGAAAAATCCTAAATCCCAAACAGTCACCGCGGCTCCGCCGCCCTGTATCCAATTCTCAACTCTTAATTCGTAATCAAAATGCCAGCCGCCACCTCTGCCATCAACACTGACTTCCGCCTCGGCGACGAGTTCGCCTATCCGGTTGCCGCCGCCACCAAGATCTGGCTCGGCACCCTCGTCGCTCTCGACGCCACCGGCCGCGCCGTTCCCGCCGCCAACACCGCCGCCCTCAAAGTCGCCGGCGTCTCCCAGCAGGACATCGACAACTCCGACGGCGCCGCCGGCGACCAGCTCGTCAACCTCCGCCGTGGCGTCCACAAATTCGCCAACAGCGCCACGGCTCCGCTCACCGTCGCCGACCTCCTCACCGTCGCCCTGGTGGAGGACGACTGCACCGTCACGAAGACGGCCACCAACAACATCAAGGCCGGCCGCGTGCTGGCGATCGACGCCGACGGCGGCATCTGGATCGACACCCGCGACACCTGAAAAAACTGAAAGCTAAAAACTAAAAGCTAAAATAAAACCAACCCGTATCCAAACATCAACGACAGCCGAAATCTGATTTTAGCTTTTTAGCGTTTCAGCTTTCAGCCTTTTCCAAAAATGATCATCACCTCTGCCACTCTCGCCAAAATCAACAAAGGCTTCCGTTCTCTCTATCTGGAAGCCTTTCAGGGCGGCGCTCCCCGCGTCGCCAGCTACGCCATGCGCGCCACCTCGCAATCCGCCGAGGAAGTTTACGGCTGGCTCGGCTCCGTGCCCGGTATGCGCGAACTCATCGGCGAAGTCGTCATCCGCAACCTCATCGAGCACGCCTACAGCATCCCGAACAAGGAATTTGAAAGCACCATCGCCGTGAAGCGTTCCGCCATCGAGCGCGACAAACTCGGCGTTTACACTCCCCTCTTCCAGGCCATGGGCACCGCCGCCCGCCAGCACCCTGACGAACTCCTGGCCAACACCATCCTCGGCGGCTTCGAAAAACCCTGCTACACTGGCAAACCCTTCTTCGCCGCCAATCACGAGCCCCAGAAAGGCAAAACCAAGTTCAGCAACGTCGGCACCAAAAAGCTCTCCGCTGTCAACTTCCGCACCGCCCGCGAGAACATCAAAAGTCGTCTCAATGCCGACGGCCGTCCCATGAACCTCGGCCTCGACCTCGTGCTCGTCGTCTCCCCGAAAAACGAAGCCCTCGGCCGCGAAATCCTCGTCGCTGAGCTGGTGGGTGGCGGCAACACCAACGTCGATAAAGGCACGGCCCGCCTCGAAGTCTGGCCTCAACTCGCCGGCACGCCCGATGCCTGGTTCCTCTTCGAAGTCGGCTACCCGGTAAAACCCTTCATCCACCAGGTGGAAGTGGAGACCGAGTTCCAGAGCTTGGACAACCCGGCCGACTCCCACGTCCTCCTGAAGAAGGAATACCTGCACCAGTCCTACGGCCGCTATAACACCGGCTACGGCCTGCCCGAACTCGTCTACGGCTCCGACGGCTCTGCCGCCGCTTAACCCGGCTTCGCCGGGAAATCCTAAAAAACGGAAAATCCAAACCACAAACACACAAACCAGCCCGCATTTTTCTCACTCCTTTTGGGATTTGTCCCCTTTTGAAGTTTGGGATTTGCGGGCAAAGCCCGCCGCCATGCCCGACTACATCACCCGCGCCGCCCTCTCCGCCATCGTCCCCCCGCAATTCATCCTCGAAGCACTCGATGATAACAAAGATGGCATTGAAGACCCCGGCCTGTATCAAGACCTCCTGACCGTCGCCCAGAAAGAAGTGGACGGCATCCTCGGCAAACGCTTCCGCGTCCCCTTCGCCAACCCCATCCCCGACATCGTCTCCACGGCCACGCTCAAGATCATGGGCGAGCTTCTGTATAAGCGTCGCGGATACAGCGGAGAACAAAACCCCCACGAAGCCGCCGCCAACAAAGAACGCGCCGCCCTCGAAAAAATCGCCTCCGGCACCGATCCCCTCACCCCCGAAGTGCAGCGCAAAAACCCCTCTGCCTCCATCGTCACCGAAAAAGCCAAGACCACCAGCCGCTCCGGTCGCACCGCCGTCTAATTTCAGCGTTTCAGTTTTCAGCGTTTCAGCTTTTCCAAAAATGCCACAGGCCGAACCCTACACACCCGACGCTCTCCTGGCCGAACTCCACGCCGACCTTGAGCCCTGGCTGCGCGCCAACAAAGGCACCCTCTCCGTCGCCGCCGATCCCTACAACTTCCTCGAATTGCTCGCCGACTCCCCCTCGGCCTTCCGTGTCGTCCTCCACTGGGCCGGCGAACAAAACCCCTCCGACCAGGAGGGAGCCGGCGTCTTCGCCCCGCAAAAATTCGACCTCGGCGTCACCGCCAACCTCGGCCTCACCGCCACTCCTGAAATCGCCCTCTTTAAGCCAGGCCCCAACGCCACCCGCCCCCCCCTCCTGCAACTCGTCGCCGCCGTGCGCGATCGCGTCCGCGGCTACACCTGGCCCGCTGGCAATACCACCCGCTACATGCTCTACCGCGGCTGCGACCCCGTGACACTCCCCGACGCCATGCCCCTGCGCGCCTACCGCCTCCAGTTCCAACTCACCATCGGCCTGCCACCTGCCTACTACCGCAACCTCCTCTGAAAAAGCTGAAAGCTAACACGCTGAAAGCTAAAATAAAAACCACCGAACAACCAACCACTCAACGCGGCCCGAACTCTGTAGCTTTTCAGCTTTCAGTTTTCAGCTTTTCCAAAAATGGCAAACGTTCCCACCATTCGCGGTGACAACACCGTCCTCTTCGGCGCCGACGGCGTCTATTCCGGCAACGGCATCATCGTCAGCGGCTCCAAAAAGGGTAATTCCGAAAAACTCGAAGTCGGTGACGAGAACGGTTTCACCGTCGCCGTCATCTGGTTCAATAACAAGAAACAGTGCTCGTTCGAAATGATCGTGAAGACGGCCGCTCCCGAACTGGAGGAAGGCGACGAGATCGAACTTTGCGGCGTGGCGGCCTGTTACGTCGATGACGTGGAGGAAGTCTGGGCGCAGAAGGACGTGCGCCGCTTTCGCGTCAACGCCACCAAATACGCCGCCATCGTCTCCGGAGCCTGATCACCATGGGCAAAGCATCTTCACGCAAACGGGCCGTTCGCGCCGCCGCCGCTAATTCCGCCGCTTTTTTCAGCCAGGCTGAGGCGGACGCCGTCCGCCAAGTTACGCACGGGGAGGAGAGCCAGCGCACACCGTCGCAGGTGCTCAACGCCTTCTTCCCGCCCACGCTCCGGATCGGGGCATTCAGGCTGGAAGAGTTTACCCTGGCTACCTACATGCTGCTCGAACAACTCGGTTGCCGACTCATTACCAATCGCAAGGCAGCAGACAATTTTGACGCGGCCATGGCGGGCTTCGTGCTGACTCGTCCGATCGCGGACACCCGCGCCCTGGCCGAAGGAGAAACGCTCCCTGTTGTCGCCACCCGCTGCACCCCGCTCACCAACGCCATCTGGGCGCTCGCCACGAAGGTGCCAGCCGGCGAGATGACCGTGTTTGGCGCAACCATCGGCCGCCAGATCGCGGCCGGGTTTGCCACGGTCATCGGTGCTCACTCTCCCGCGTCCTCGGGCGAACCCGCCGGGGATGGCGACGCCTCAAAAAAAAAGACGCCGCCATCTCCGGTCTTCCCGAACGCACCAACGGCCTCGGCTGGGGGCTGACGCTGCTGGATACGCTCATGCACGAATACGGCTGGACCGTGGACTACACGATGCTCCGGCCCCTCGGTCAGTGTTTCGCCCTCTATGCCGCGATCGATGCCCGCTACGGCAACGACCCGAAAGGTCCCGCCTACGTCGAACAGGACATCATCTCCACTCTCGCAAACGCTAGAGCGTGTAGTCACGAGATTGAAGCCCAGAGGATGGCACACCTGAATTGGACGGCAGCGAGGAAAGAGGAGGCTCGTTTTGCGTATCGGGTTGCGATGCCGCGCCATTGCTTGAGTCGTAGGAATGCATTTTCTACCAGATGCCTGATCCGATAAAGATAAGGGTCATATTCGCGTTGTTCTATGCGATTGGTCTTTGGAGGAATCTGCGGGCAGATGCCTGCGGCCTGCGCCATTTCGATGATGGCGTTGGTGTCATATCCCTTGTCGGCGATCAGATGGTCTGCGGCAATGCCTTCAATCAACCTGCCAGCCTGTGTGCAATCAGCCGTGGAACCCGCTGTAACAATGACTCGCACCGGCATACCATGCGCATCCACGGCCAAATGTAGTTTGGTGTTTCGCCCCCTTTTGTCAGACCGATCGCCTCGTTTCCACCTCTGGCTCCCGCCGCATGCGGATGGATTTTGACATGACTGGCATCAATCATCAGCCACTCAAAATCGGGCTCGTTCATCAGTTCCGACAACAGGCGCTCCCAATGCCCCTTGTCTCTCCAGCGACAAAAACGCCTGTGCGTGTTGCTCCACCCTCCGTAATCCTCTGGAAGATCCCTCCAAGGCGCACCAGTGCGTAAAATCCACAGAACCGCGTTGAGGAACTTGCGGTTGTCCTCCGCCACCCCTCCCCACGCTCCTTTCCTTCCAGGTAGCAGCGGCTCCAGAACGCTCCAAACTCGGTCCGAAATGTCGTGACGGTGTTGATCTTTCGCCATGCTGACATTCTCCATCACAAAAAAACTCAGTCAATCTTATCTCGTCGGTGCTGAGGAAGGGCGGTATTAAGCGAGTTTGAAGCATGGCGAGGTGCGCAAGGCGGGAAAAAGCGCGAGCAGAAGGCGGGAAAAAAAGGCCAAAAGGAAAGCTAGGAGCTTTCCGAAGTTCATCGCGGCGGCGCTGAGGATGGCATTGACCTTGTCTCCGATCAATCCGCGTAACTTGTTGCGCTCCATACGATGTTCATTCTTGAGATGTCCGATTGTCGGCTCAATGGCGGCACGGCGTTTCATCCAGCGCCAGACTCGTTTGGGGATTTTCCCTCGCCTGCGTTTGTCCACGATCACCTCCACCGGCCCCTCATAATTGTGCCCTCGATAACCCATGTCCACGTGCGCCGTTTTCGGCCCCTGTTTTTCAATATAGAGCCGTTTTACCTGCTCCATTTGCGCTTCAAGCGTGTGCCCATCATACGGATTGTCTGGCATACATAACGCTCCCAACAGCCAACCTCCCTTGCTCGTCGATGCCACACTTACCTTCTGCCCAAATTCATATTTCTTTCCCGATTTCCCTTTCGATATGCATTCCACCTTTGGCTCATGCACACTATACACTTTGTTTTTGTCTGCTGTCTTTTGTTTGTAAATTTGCTTGCTCGTCTCCAGCAACCCTTGCAATGCCGCCACAGGCTTTTGTCTCTCTATCTCTCGTATCACACGGCCCAGATTCGTCCTCAGTTTCCTCACACATGCCTTCGCTCTCTTCATCTTTCGGCTATGCATATAGCGCCCGGCCATCATCAATAATCCCCTCCCTACCCGTTCATAACTCTGCTTCACTTTCAGCCCGGCTTTCCGCGCTTCCTTCACCAGCCTCTCCCTCGCCCGATCATACGATCTCGCATCGGTCGGATAACGTACCTCCTTGGTTTGCACCGTCGTGTCAACGTTGATATGCACCACCTGCACCGGCTTTAACCCCTTCATCCTCACCGCGCTCTCTATCGTCTGCTTGAGCATCTGTTCGGCTCCACTCTCCCCCAATCTCTTCCTCCACCTCGTCATGCTCGACGAGTCTATCGGCTTCTCATGCTCAAAATACTGCATCCCCGATAAATATTGCCAATATGGATTCTCCACCCAATGCTCCAGCACCTCTTCGTCGCTCAGATCATATTGATACTTCAAATAATGTAACGATACCATCAACCTCGTCCCCAACCCGGGCTGCCCCAACCTCTCATGATACGTCGGCCCCAAATGCTTGTCAAACTCGGCCCAGTTTATATTCCCGGCCAGCTTCACCATCGGATGGTTCATGTTCACCAACATTATTAACTCCATCTTGAACATTTCCCTCTGTCTCTCGTGCTTGTTTTCCTTTGGCTTCATCTTTTTCCCAGATTTTCCTTATAAATTGCCCTTTTCTGGGAAAATTTCACTCCAGTCTCAAGCGTTAAATTGCTCCTTGATAGGAAATTAAATGGTTCTTCAGCACCGACTATCTCGTGACTACACGCTCTAGACAGAATTTACAGAATTTTATGAATTAACAGAATGCTGTCTGGCCAATAATCCAGCAATACCTCCGCTCTGAATAGCACAACTTGGTTTTGGGACTGGGAGTATCTCTCCCCATTTATTTCGCCATGATGCATCTATAAATTCGCGCTGCTTAGAGGATAGTTCTGGCATGTTTTTTGGGCTAACAGTAGTAATGTTTCTGATCTGGAGATGTTTTTGATTGGGCGCTTCCCACGTCAGGCTTTCTGATCGGGTTGATCGGTTTTGGCGATTTTGACAGGCAGGGCGCGGGTGCGGATTTCTTCAAGGAGACGCGCCTTCCAGTCGGCAAACGGCATGACGCCTTCGTCGCCTTTGGCTCGGCTGCGGACACTGATCGCTTCGGCTTCGGCTTCCTTTTGCCCAGCAACGATCATGTAGGGGATTTTTGACAGTTCGGCGCGACGGAGCTTGGCGCCGATCTTGTCGCTGTCGCTGTCGAGGACGACGCGCACACCTGCTTCGCGCAACTCGTTGTAGAGTTTTTCTGAATACGCAGCGACCTTGTCGGAGATCGGGAGGATGCGGACTTGTTCGGGCGCGAGCCACACGGGGAAGTCGCCAGCAAAGTGTTCGATGAGCACACCGCAGAAGCGTTCCATCGAGCCAAAGGGGGCGCGGTGGATCATCACGGGGCGGTGGGGTTGGTTGTCCGCACCGATGTAGCTGAGGTCGAAACGGACGGGGAGGTTGTAGTCAACTTGCACGGTGCCGAGCTGCCATTCGCGTCCGATCACGTCTTTGATGACGAAATCGATCTTCGGACCATAGAAGGCGGCTTCGCCGGGTTCTTCGGTGAAGGGGACGCCGAGGGTTTGCGCAGCGGTGCGGCAGGCGTTTTCGGCTTTGTCCCAGTTTTCGGCGGCTCCGGTGTATTTGTTGGAGTCGGGGTCGCGGAGGCCGACGCGCACGCGATAGTCGGCCATGCCGAGGGTGGAGAGGACGGTCTTGACGAGCGAGAGGCAGCCTTGGATTTCCTGCGCGATTTGTTCTTCGGTGCAGAAGAGGTGGGCGTCGTCCTGCGTGAAGCCGCGGACGCGGGTCATGCCGTTGAGTTCGCCGGATTGCTCCCAGCGGTAAACGGTGCCAAATTCGGCGAGGCGCACGGGGAGGTCGCGGTAGGAGTGCGGTTGCGAGGCGAAGATTTTGATGTGGTGGGGGCAGTTCATCGGCTTGAGCAGGAAGCCGTCGAGAAGCGCGGTGGGATCGGGGTTGATGCGGTCGGCTCCGATCATGGCGGTTCCGGTGCGTTCGTTGAGTTGGGCGGCGAAGGCGGGGGATACGGCTTCGAGGCGGGCTGTCATGTCGGCGCAACTACAGCCGGCGGCGCTGATCTGGGCGAGTTGGTCGGGCTCGATGATGGCGGGGAATTGCGCGTCCTTGTAGTAGGGGAAGTGGCCGGAGGTTTTGTAGAGGGCGAGTTTGCCGATGTGGGGGGTGAAGACTTGCGAGTAGCCTTGTTTGCGGAGTTCTTCGCTGATGAAGTTTTGCAGTTCCTGTCGCACGACGGAACCGGCGGGGGTCCAGAGGATGAGGCCTTGGCCGACGTCTTCGTCGATGTGGAAGAGTTTGAGGTCGCGGCCGAGTTTGCGGTGGTCGCGGAGTTTAGCCTGTTCCTGGCGTTCGAGGAATTGGGCGAGTTCGTCTTTGCTGGCAAAGGCGGTGCCGTAGATGCGTTGGAGTTGTTTGTTTTTTTCGTCGCCGCGGTGATAGGCGCCGGCGATGGAGAGGAGTTTGAAGGCTTTGACTTGTTTGGTGTAGCGGACGTGGGTGCCGGCGCAGAGGTCGATGAATTCGCCGTTCTGGTAGAAGGAGATGGCTTCGCCTGCGGGGATGTCGGCGAGGCGGCCGAGTTTGTAGCGTTCCTGGCCGCGTTCGCGGATGATGCGTTCGGCTTCTTCGCGGGTGGTTTCGAAGCGGCGGAAGGGTTGGTTTTCGTCGATGACTTTTTTCATCTCGGCCTCGATGCGGGCGAGGTCTTCGAGGGTGAATTTGTGATCGAGGTCGATGTCGTAATAAAAGCCGCTGTCAGTGGGGGGGCCGATGTCGAGCTTGGCCTCGGGGAAGAGGCGGAGGATGGCCGTCGCAAGGATGTGCGAGCTGGAGTGGCGGATTTCTTCGAGCGGTGTCATGGACATGGTGAGTGTAAAATGGATTTTGGATCTTAAATTTCAGATTTCAGAAAGAGGGAATGGGCAAGGAAAGGGAATGGCGAAAGGTGGTGCTTATTTTTTCGCTGGTTCGAGAGAGTAGCCGTCCTTGCGGTCGATCATGGTCCAGCCGGTGGCAGCGATTTGGGCGCGGAGGGCGTCGGCGGCGGCATAGTTTTTTTGTTGTTTGGCGGTCCAGCGTTGCTCGGCAAGGGCGGCGGTTTCAGCCGGGATTTCCGCGGGGGGGGGGGGGGGGAGGGGAGTGAGGTCGAGTCCGAGGGCTTGCTGAATGACGCGATCGAAAGCGGCAAGGTCGCCGTGGTGCGCGGGGCGGTGGTCGTAGCTGTTGATTTCGCCAAAGAGCGCGCCGAGGGCGGCGGGGGTGTTGAGGTCTTCGCGCAGGGCGTTGAGGACGGCGTCGAAACGGGTGCTGGGCGCGTGGTCGGGTTTGAGTCCGCGCTTGACGAGCGAGTCTCGGAAGTGGCGGAGCGTGGCGAGGGCTTTTTCGGCGGCGTGGAGGGAGTCGAGCGTGAAGTTGAGTTGCTTGCGCGGGTGTCCGGCAAGGAGCGCGTAGCGAAGGGCGGCGGGGGTGTGGCCCATCTCGCGGAGTTGGTCGAGGGTGTAGAGGTTGTTGAGCGATTTGCTCATTTTTTTCCCGTCAACGAGGAGGTGTTCGCTGTGATACCAGTGGCGGGCGAAGAGGGTGCCGTTGCAGCACTGGCTTTGGGCGATCTCGTTTTCGTGATGGGGAAAAAGAAGGTCCACGCCGCCGGTGTGCAGGTCGATGGTGTCGCCGAGGTGTTTTTTGCTCATGGCACTGCACTCAATGTGCCAGCCGGGACGGCCTTGTCCCCAGGGGCTGGGCCAGAAAACGTCGCCATCCTCGGGTTTGCGGGCTTTCCAGAGGGCGAAGTCGGAGCCGTCTTCTTTTTCGTCGGAATCGTGCGCGGCGGCCGGGGCGGCATTGCCGGAGGCAAGGGCGGAGCCGGGTTTGAGTTCGCGTTCCTTGACGCGGGAAAGGGCTCCGTAGCCGGGAAAGGAGTTGACCTTGAAATACACGGAGCCGTCGGCGGCGCGGTAGGCGTGGCCTTTGCGCTCAAGGATGGCGATCATGTCGATTTGTTCCGCAATATGCGTGGTAGCCGCGGGTTCGACGTGGGGCGGCAGGCAGCCGAGAGCGGTGCAATCGGCGTGGAATTTTTCGGTCCACTGGAGGGTGACGTCGGCTAGCGGACGTTTCTCTTCGCGTGAGCGGCGGATGGTTTTGTCGTCCACGTCGGTGAGGTTGCGGACGTGGCGCACGCGGTCAGGGCCAAATTCGATTTCGAGGAGGCGGCGGATGAGGTCGTTGACGACAAAGGTGCGGAAATTGCCGATATGGGCCGGGGCGTAAACGGTGGGACCGCAATTATAGAAGCGAAAAAACCCGTCGGCGTGCGATGGAGCAAGTTCGCGGGCTTCGCGGGAAAGGGAGTCGTGGAGACGGATGGACATGGAGCGGATCGGTGTGCGTGAAAGGAAACCGTTAACAGGTTTCACAGCATGGCGTGAAGGGGATTTTATTAGACTTCTTACATCGCACAATAGGCATTCCGTAAGATAATAATAATTAGTATGTTGCGATACTGAATGCTCCCGATTGGTATTTTGTAACCCATTGAAAATCAACATGAGGACTGCCCCCCTTTCTTTCGTGGGTGGTACCGGCGAATTTCGGCCAGAACTTCCCACACTTTTTCAGGCGGAACACCCGCCAGTTCGTTTGCGAACGTAGAGACCAGCGCATTGCTGGACGAAAAACCTAGTATCCCGGCCATTGTATCCAAACGGACACGACATGAAGCCGTCAGAATGATTTTATATTGGTCCTTGACCTCTTCGCTCATGCGCTTCGCTCCCATTTCCATCCGAGGTATTCATCCAAAAATTCCCATGCCCAGCGCGTGCGGCGGGCACGGCCAATGCCACCGTTGGAACGGGCGGCGCGCTCGAAATTCCGCCAGCCACTCACCCGCAACATGGTTTCCAACGCGGCCACACTGCGCGGATGCAAAACGTGCTCACCCACGCGTAATTGAAGAATGGATACATTGCTTTTTGCCAATACTTCCAGCCGCGAAAAGAGGCGAGCGGACGAGCGGAAAACCTCTCGCCCCCTCGCCTCTGTTACCAGAACCACCGGCACAGGGAGCCGGAGAGTCAACGGCACGTCGTCACTGGCGACCGCAGCGCCCGGCGTGGGGGACGCCGAACGGTGAAAACGGGCGTATTGGCCGGGGGATGGCATGTCAGCTGATCCGAGTGAATTTGCCGTCACTCTTTTTGATCCAGAATATCAAATCTTCCGCCCGATATTGGTTGGAATTTCCGTGAAAACGGTAATCCCCAAAATCGTCAATCTGGCGGATTTTAAAGGCATAGGGTTTGTTGTCATCGCCCAAGCCTTGGCGGTAGTATTTGGACGATTTCTTGATCGTCGCAAACAGAGTGAAGGGACCACTGGTAAAGCCGACCGGCTTAAGGTTGGCTGTTTCATCAACGGGGGGGATTTCGGTTTGTGTGCTCATTGTCTTTTTGTCGGGTTGTTTTGTCGGTATTGTGAGTTTGGATACTAGCGGAGAACCGCCCTCGCGCCCGGCCAGCCCCGACAAAAGGACTGGTCGCGGGCGCGGAGCGGGGAAATCAGACCCCGGTGGCGGGTTGGGCCGTTTTCCCGTCATGGGCTGACGGGGCCACCGGGGAAATTGGGTAAAGTTCGGTCTCGACGGGGTGGAATCCGGCCTTTCTCAACCGGCGATGAATGCCGAGGATTCCGGCACGCAAATACTTGAGGGGGATGCGCTCTCCCGCCGTGACGGTAATGCGTAAATCGTATTCCGCGGTGGGACCTAACGCAGTCACGTTACGTAACCCGCGAATCTGCTTAAGCATGCAATGTACATGCGGGTGAATCCACTTTTCTATCTCACTCGGCTTGGCAACATAACGAGGACGCGCTTTGGCGCGTGTTCCGGTATCCTTGAGCTTAATCTGGGCATCCCAACCTTTGCGTAATCGGGCGTTGATCCTGTTTATCCGTTGAGTCAGCCCGGCTTTGGCTTTATCGCGGCTGGCGAGTTCGGACGCTTGCGGGCGTGTTTCGGTGCGGGGGGATGATTTGTGTTTTTGGCCCATGTATCACATGTAACGTTAAAAACGTTTTTAACGTCAATCATGTTTTAAGGGCAGGATGATAAAAGGCGTTATGAATCCATCACCTGAAAAGCTAGATTCCCGCCTCGAACTTCGCCTTTCAACAGACACGTTCGAGATCCTCAAAAAAATCCATGTGTTGCATAAGATTCCACCCCAAGAACTACTTCGAGGGCTGGCGGATGGTGTAGCTGATTTTTTTAAGCAGCACAAATTTTTCCAATTCCCCGCCGTGATCCAACCGGCGCATTTTCTAAATCAGGAAAGCAAAACAGATGCCCCGTCGATCATCACGCGTGCAGGATCGGAGATGCAGGATCCTTTCGTAACTACGGTCAGTGATGAAGATTCCGAGGGCCAACCAACGGATCATGTCCAATCTTACTCCCGAGGGCAGATACCAACCGCTGAATTTGAGAGTAAGCAGCGCCATGCTATTTTGAACAGACGGAATCAATCCAAAAAATCCCGCGATTTTAACAGGCATCAACAGATGCTTGCCGACAAAACAGCAGGGAAAATTCCTGCCAAAAAATAACCGAAGAACCCATCAAATGAGCGAACTGACCCCCGACGACGATCATACCGATGAAGAAATCGAGGATGCAAAATCCTTGGCGCTGTTACTGACCGAATTTGTTAGCCGAGGAAACCAGATGCCGTTTGCCTTTGATGAAAAATGGAAACGTGACGCGCTCATGCTGTCCGAAATGTCGGCAAAACTTTCCCATCCTGAACAACTTTCTGGGGATGAGCTTTATGATGTTGTTGATGCGTCGATGGCTCCCTTTGGCAGATGGGCAGAGCGATATCCATTACCCTTTTTGAGCAAGTTCGATTACCCTTACGAAACGTTCAGCTTTGATCCTTTTGACGGGCTAAATCTCCCCTTGGATTTCCCGGACAACTACTGATTGCCTCTATGACGCAGCCGGCGTGACAAGCCGGCGCCCGGTCACGATCGAGCGGTCACGATGCCGTTGCCGTGACTGACCAGGCACGCGACTCCCGCGGCAAGTCACGCGCAATATCCAGCCGCGTCATTTCCGGCGCACCTCGATACGGATCGACAAAAAAGCCCGCCGTGGCAGGCGGGCCGGGAGAGGGCAGGGGAGGGGAAGCGCGTCAAAGGCGGAATGCCGCGGTAATCTTGCGCCTGATGGCTTGTTGTCGGGCCAGTGCGACTCGCCCCGTTATGCTCGAAATTCTTGCGCGAGGGATGACATACATAAAGCTGCAACAGACGAGGGTAAGCCTGTCCAATCCGTCCGCGCCGTTCAGCAACACTTCATCTTCCTGCGCGGGGATTGCCGGGCGTTTGCTCGTGCAATAGAGAACGTTGAGGCGGTGGGCCTTGTCCGATTCGCTGTATTCTTTCGGTGAGATAATTACGGCATGATGCTCGTCTTTATCTTCCGAGTTAATACGCACTTTGACAATATCCCATTGGCGCAAGGTGGTGTTTGTCATTCCGGGAAAAACTCATCCGCACCGTTTATCATGCGCAAGCGTTCATCAGTGAGTTTGATCGCCCCCTCTGGCAAATGCTCAATGGGAACAATTTTGCGTGCGACCTTGGCGCGGCGCAGCACAGGGCGGCGTTTGGCTTTGGGTGCCGGGCGTGGAAGTGTAGCAGTGCTCATATTCGCAGACTGTGAGCGGGAACGGCGGGTTGTCCAGCCTGCGACTGCGACAACCCCAGCGAATCCGGCGAGGGCGGCTAACATGTGCGCAGGCTTCATTTTTTGCGTTTTATCAGAGCATAGACGGCTCCAATGGCAAACAGCGTGCCGCCTATGATACCATAGGCTTTTTTCCAATTTCCGAACAGCCTGTTCAGCGTCGGATTCACTGGCTGGCCGAGCCCGTCGTATTTAATCGCCTGCCCGCGCAACACAGTCGGCACGCCAACCACAGCGATTGCGGCGATAATTGCAGCCAGCCATGACATTGCGCCGCCGCTGATTTTCCGCATGACGATGGCAGGGAGGGCGATTGCCGCGAGAAATGCCCCAGCCCAAGCGGCAGCATAGGAGTTAAGGTAACGCATGTTACTTCCCTCTTTTGTGGCGGGAGACTTTGCGGCCTGCGAGGGTGTAAACGTTGCCGCGCTTGCGACGGGCGCGTTTCTTCGCGGTGGCGTAGCCGCCCGCGCGTCCAACAATGGCGGCGGCGCGTTTGCGCGTGGCCGGTTTAGCGAGGGGGATGCGGCGTTTCGTTCCCTTGGCTTTGGTGCGTTTTTTCATGGCGAGAAATTGGGAGAGAGGGGGAGGGGGGGGGCATGGCTTCGCGCCGCCATTTCCAGACCAGATAAGCGATGCCTAGCAATCCGCCGATGGCGGCGATGATGCCGTTGATGTGATCGAGTGTGAGGCTCGCCGTCGCGGGAACAGCGGCGGCGATGCAGTCGGCGAGTTTGGTGCGGAGGGCGGCAAACATGGTTACTTGGCTTTCTTTTTCGGTGTTGGTGCCGGTGTCGGTAGGTAAGGGCGAATCAGCACGAACACGTAAGCGACGATGGCTCCGCCGATCACCCAGCGAAGCCAGACGGGGATGCTGCCGAGAATGCCCTTCCCAACGGTGTCGATTGCGGTGTTGATGCGGACGGGGAGTTCCTCAACGGACTCAGCAATTGCGGAGGGGACGCGTTCCGCCATCGTGGACGTCAGCTTGGTTCCAGTCACAACGTTGCCGAAAATGGCATCTATGTTGGCGGCGGCCTCTGTCTCGGTGATCAGGCCGTCCTCTTGTTGCCGCTCCACGATTCCCGCCATTCGCGCTGCGTTATTTTCCTGCGCTTGGAGCGCGTCTGTGGTCCCTGTGGCCCAGCCGACTATCTTTGTCCACAATGTCATCGTTTTGGTCTCCTTTATTCGTAGTTAATTAATCAATACGCGTCCCCAAGAAATTTCAAAGTCGAGTGTCAGCGTGTGGTCACTGTCCTTGGTTTGGGGCTGGTCAAAGATGATACGGAAAATGGGGTAAAAGGTCTGGTAATCCCACCAGCCGAAACCGGCGCAACGGACGACAGCAATGTTGCCGTCGTTGATGGTGAATGTGGCGCGGTAGGTGTAGCGGCGACTTCCGCCGATGTAATTGGCGCGGATGGGTTCGACGGTTTTGACGGTGCCGGTGAGCGAGCCCGCGCCGGATTCGAGATGCGCGGCTTTGTGAATATCCGTGGAATCAGACACAAAAACCGGAATATAATAATTATACGCGTTGCAGGGGTGGAAGCGATGATTCCAGTTGAGATTTTCCAACTGCTGTTTGCCTCCGCCTGCGATCCATGCGGGAAAAGCGATGTTTTCGGGGGCCAGCGGTGAGACCGTGATGGCGAGTTCGAGAACGATCTTGAGTTGCTGGCCTGAAACCAGCGTGACACCCCCGGCAGCGAGCACGTCGCGGCCAAAGAGGTTGCCGCCCGCTCCGTTCCAGCGCGACCAGCCGACTTCCTGAATGGTGACCTGTTGCGAGACGGCGGCGAAAACAAAGGTGCGTTTTAAGACGATTTTGCCGTCCAGAAGGTTGACACTGTTGTCGTCTGCTCCGGTGCCGAGCGTGGAGGTGCGCATGTATTCTGCGGCAAGGCCGGTCTGGTTGACATACCAAACGGTGCCGGGGGTGGGGATGGCGGAGGTGCGGGCCGTGGCAACGGTGACAGTCGTGGTGTCGGTGTACGCCTCAATGGGCATTTCTTCGCCGGTATCCAGTTTTAGGAGACGTCCGGCATCCTGAGCGACGAAGAAACCGGCAGAGGCGGTGACGGTAGTGCCGTTTTGGGTGAAGGTGACTTCACCGCTGGCGCGTTTGGTGGGATCGGTGCCTTTTCCGGCAACAGCGTAATTGACGACTTCATCCCAGCGATAGGAGGCGATGTCTTCGAGGCCGCGGTTGAGGATGAGGTTGCGGCGCCACGGGCGGGAGTCGGCAAGGGTGCCGTCCGGGTTGATCACGTCGATTTGGTAGCGGATGGCCGCGCCTTGATGTGAATGGATTTTCATGCGTCTGCGTTTGCGGGTTGGGCTTGATATAAAAATGCGGTGACTGCGGTTTTTTGCGAAAGGGGGTGTGCGGCGGAGTAACGGCCAGCGGTCTGCATGGCCGCGCCTGCAAAGCCGGTGCGTTGCGCGGTGGCATCTGTGTGCGCATCGGTGGGCATGGGTTCGTAAGTCCACGCGGTTGCGCCGGTGCGTTGTGTTGTGGTGTCCGTGCGGGACAGAGGAGGGGAGGGGGTGTAAGCGCCCCATTTGATGCCGAGGGTGCGGGCGTCTTCCGTGATGAGAGGGCGTCCGTCCTCAGTGACGAGGATTACGGGCCGGATGCCGGTACGTTGCGTGGGGGGGACGGTGCAGGGCAGGGTAGGGGAGGGGGCGTAACCGCCCCATTTGATGCCGAGGGTGTGGCCGTTTTCCGTGATGAGAGGGCGTCCGTCTTCAGTGACAAGTATCACGGGCCGGATGCCGGTGCGTTGCGTGGGGGGGACGGTGCGCGAGGTGACGGCAGTCAACTCATAGAGCGTGCCGGTCAACGCGGTGCGTTGCGTGGTGGCGGGCCGGTGATAGGGAACGCCACGGCGCGGTCCCACCCACAGGAGGGGCGTCGGGATGCGTTGAGTCTGTGCCTGCTGAAAAATCATCCGTTTACGGCGTGGGAATGGCGCTTTCGGCGGCGGCTTTGACGGCGAGGGGAACAAGACCACCGATAACTTTCGTCATCTCAGCGAGGGACTGTGCTTGCGCGGCATTTGCGGCCCCTGCGCTGTCCATCACGGTTGATGCGTCGGTTTTGATGGAAGCGGCGCGCAAAACGTAATCTCCAGCGACAAGTTCCAGTTTCTCAGCGGCCATGTTTTTCGGAAGCACAAGCTCAACGCTTCGTCCCTCCGGTGTTGAGAAATGCAACCGTGTGGCGGCGTCGCTAGCGTTGGTTCTTTGAAAGGCCGCGCAGCCGGAAAGGACGGCGAGCGCGGCGAGTAGTGTGATAGTGAATACTATTTTCATTTTTGGTTATCGTTTAATGTGACGTTGACGGTAAAAATCGGGGAGACGGGCGGAGGGTTTTGATGGATAGGGCAGTCCGGTGCGTTTGCTGTAATTGTCGCGCCATGCCCCCCCCCCTCCCATGCGCACTGCGCGGTAAATGGTGCTCCGGGTCAGCCAGTTCACTCCGAGGGCTTCCATCGCTTCGAGGAAGATGGCGTCAGCTTCCGCACGCGTGAGGAGGATGTTGTCGGATTTGTTCTCTTCCGTTGATTGGTTGGCGTAGAGAAAATCATGGATGATTGCGGCGGCGGTGTATTTACCAGCGGGCGGAAACACGCGCCAAAAGAGGCGCGGGATGCTGGCAAGGTCGGTGAAAAATCCGGTGGGCAGGTCAATGCGCCCGTGCGTGTCCGAGATGAACGCAAAGGGCGCGGCGAGTAGCAGCGCACGGTCTTGACCGAGGATGGTCTTGGTCTTGAGGGATCGTGGAAATTTGACGAGTGCGGCAGTCATTTTTGTTCGGCGGCGAGGGCGCGAAAGAGGTCGATGCGGGCGGACTCGACGGCGGCGGAGCCGCGGCGTTTCTCACGTCCCTCGATCTGGCGCTGCCAGATGCCGAGAGGCGTGCCATTTGGGAGGTCGCCAATCGGGCGCGTGATCCCGGCATCCGTCATGAGTCGCGACACGTAGGCGCTGCGCGGGATGAGCGGATTGACAGGCGCATCGGGCAGACTGGCGGGTTTGACCTCCGGTTCGGGAGCGCGCACATCCTCGACCTTGACCGGGTCTTGCGCGGAGGCGGCGTCCACACATCGCGGGGCCGGTGTCACGGCGGGCTGTGCGGCGGGCGGTTTTTCGATACGCGCAACCATTGCGAGCCGTTCCAACATGGTCGGTTGTTTGGGCGCTGTCGGCGTGATGTCGGCGAGACAGAACAGGCCGGGCAACATGAGGAAAGGAACGAGCAACAGAGTGCGCATGGCGGCGAATATTTGGGTTGGTGTTGCATCGGAGCCGCCGTCGCGGCCCCGGTTGTAGTGGCGGATTGATTACGGCTGCGCTTTTTCCGAGACGGCGATGGAAGTCACGAGCTTTTGAAGCCATGCGTCACGAGCCGGACTAGCGTCTCGTTTGTCCACGGCGCGGGCCTCGGCTTTGAGCAAGGCAAGTTCCTGTGCAGGCGTTTTGGTCAGCAGGTATTTGCTGAACCATTGTGTATAACCCTTATCAATCGCCCCCTTGCCGATGGCTTTGATGTAGGCGTTTTCACGAATCGACGGATTTTCCAGACGCTTTGCAGCCTTGGAAAACGCATGAAGATTGCCAGTCGTCACCTCTGTGACGGCGATTTCTTCGGCGCTGGCGAAGTTGGAGATGTAGAGCGAGGGCGCATACTCACGCGCCAGATCCTGCACGGGGGGGATGCCGGGCAATGGCTGAATGGGATCGGTCTCGCGGGTCAGCGCGTTAGTGTAGTTGCGGATAATCAGACCGGCGATGTTTGGGGCGAGGGTTTTCACCTCGGCGATGACGGGCAGGCCAAGGGCGAACACGGTGGCATCATTGGTGGCGCGCCATGCCTTGTAATTGGCGGCGCGGTCGGCCTGAGTGGCACCCTTGGCATACTCGGTTTCACCCTGTTTTTGCAGGGCAACGGCCTGTTGCGCGGCAGACAAAACCGGCGCGGGAGCGGCGGCGAAAAGCGCGCCGGCAAAGCTGGCAACGCTGAGGAGGATCATGAATTTTTTCATGGTGTGTTATGTTGGTTTTGTATTTTATTTACGAATACCAGCGAACGTCGCCGGAAATGGATCAGGGGTTGGGGGCAACGAGCGCAAAGGTGGGCACGATGGGGTGCCAGATGTTTTCATAAGAGCCGCCGCTGATGCGCTGGTAACTCCAGATGAGGTTCGGGTTGTCTGGCCGGATCGTTACATCAACGGGGACAACCACGATGGCAGCGGCAATGGTCGCGCCGGTAGAACTGCGCATCGCGTAGATGCTTTCAGTGGTGGACTGTCTGCGCCAGCGGCGGCGGTCGGTCCAGCCCGAATCCGTGAAAAACACGGTGGGTTTCGGCCCGGTCTGGCCTGACACTGCCACGCGCGCGGGGTCTGGCGAATGATAATACAGATACAAATCCGTAAACGGCGAGTGCTCGCCGAAATTCGAAACCGTGGCCTTGAGTTCGAAATCGGTAAAATTGGCTCCGAGCGGAAGAGTGAAAATGGCGAACTTGGGCGCACGCGCCAAGCCGTTGACCGTTGTTCCCTCTGGCACGGTCAGCGTGCCAGAGATTTCAGTCTGCCCGGTCAGTTTCGCGTCTTTGATCGGTGTGGCGGCATACGCCGCGCCTGCCACAAAAAGGAAAATGAAGAGAATGCGTGTCATGGCAAAATGAGGCAAACGAGGATGTGCCCGGAGATGGATGGCGGGCCGGAGAGTTCGACGGTGAAGCCGTACATCGTGATCGACTCGGCAACTGGGTTTGCCCAAAGGTTATCGCCGTTTTCGGGCTTGGTAATGGAACAAAAGATACGCGATGGAGGCGCGGCAAAAGGGGAGGGGAATTCGACAATCACGGCGGATGCACCAGCGGAAATGGGTGTGGATACCAGCACAGGGGCGAATCCGCCGCCGCCGATCTTCGACACGGCGAGACGGCGCGAGCCGGACGGCCCGGACACCATCAGAAAATCATCTGGGTCGATTACCTCGGCATCGGGTAGATCGGTCAACTTGGTCGGGATGTAGTCTTCAGGGCTCATTTTAGAGAATCCACCAAAGTTCGTGCATGGCGACGGCCACCGGCGCCGCGTTGGGATTGTGAATGCGCAGATAACGGCTGGTCTGGACGTTGATCGTTTCGCCGGGCCGGACTACGCCGCCCGGGTTGGGAGAGATGTTGTCGAATAGTTGCAGGGTGCCTTCTGGAGACAGGTTGGAAATAACCACACATTTGCGGCGTGTGCGGTTGGCTCTGGGGATGCCGTCCAACACGACGGGGGCGACTGTCGTGATCGTGTCGCCGGGGATGGTGACAAACTCGGTGTTTTCCTCAATCTGGCGGCGGCCCGCCTCAACAAATTCCGTGTACCCCACCCATACTGAGATTTTCGCGGTTTGCCTGTCCAACATCCGCAATTCGATTCGCTCAAAATCCTCGCCTTCGAGGAAGCGAAAGCCTTCCCCGGCGTGAAGCACGCTTTCGGGGCAATTATCCACTTTGACAATGACGGCGGAGGGCGCATCCACGATGCGGAAATAACGTCCGCTCGCCGAAAGCGGGTAGGTTTCGCCCTCCGGAATAATGGGGCGGACTAGACGGCTGTGATATTGGATCATGGTTATTTGTTGGCGAGGATGAGGAGACCGATGCCAAGGACGGCGGCGGCCCCGCCGACCACCCACTTGTTTTCGGTGAGTCCAGGTGACTTGTTTTCCGCGAATTTCTCCGTTGTGCTTTCAATCAGGCGCTCTGCGGTGCCGATGCTGTCTGCGCTTTGGGCTTTGGCGGCGTTGATCGTGGAGAGCGTGGTTGAGTGCTGGTAGGAAAGGGCAGTGCGCAGCGCGTCGATGGTTTCGGCGGTATTGTCGCCCGCGAAATCCAGCGCGGCGCGATGCGATTCGTTGACGGCGTCAATGGCGTTCTGAGTTGCCCCGGATACCACACCAAGCGCGGCACTTGTGGTGAGGTAATTGGCTTCGAGGGATGCCCGGTTGGCGTCTCCCACGGTGGCAAAAGCGGCGTTGGCGGTGAAATAATTGGATGCCAGCGCGTCGGAGGCAGTGGATTTTTGTGCTTCGATGGATGCGGCGGCAGTGGCCTGTTGCGCTTCGACAGCGGCGGCGGCGGCTTCCGCACTGGCAAGGCTGGCAGTGCCTGCCGTGGCGAGCGCGGCGTTTGTCGTCAGATAGTTGGCTGCAAGAGCATCAGACACGGTGGCAAACGCGCCTTCGACCGCTCCGTAATCGGTCGCCGTCGTCACTGTCGTGAGCGAGATGTTGCTGTTGTTTCCAACCTTCCCGTTTTGCAGCAAGGAGCCGGTGTTGTCGGATTGGTCGATGGTGTTTCGCGAACCCGTGGTGGAAATGGCGTTGTCTTTGGCCGTTGCCCCCTGCCCGCTCCGGCCAACCGAGAGGGCGAGTTCTTGCGCACTGGATGTGGCAGAATAGTCCGTGGCGTTGGTATCGTTACTGGATTTTGATCCTCCAAAGAGTCCCATTTTATTTCCTCCGTTTTCGATTTTTCCCGCCCGTCAAAAAAGCGATGAGCCCGCCAACAAAAACGACGGCGGCGGCGACCCCGCCAATGAGAATCCATGTAGTGCCTGACAAACTACTGACGGCGGTTGTCATGGTTTGGAAGGGGTTGGACGGCGACGACGGTGCGTAATTTAGGGGGACGGACGAACCATCCTTCGCCGTGGCGGCTATGGCTTCGGCAGTGGCGGTAACTCCGTTGTCTCTGGATGTCAGGTCCGTGTTTGTCGAAATGCCTCCCGTCCAATTCCCTCCGACAATCTTGGGAGAAAAAATCACAGTGCCAGCGTTGCTCGCGGCCCCGATGGCGTCGGTGCCTGCAAATGAGTTGCTGCCTGCGATGTCGAGCCAGCTCATGGTGGATTAGCGACGACGGGCCATGAGGACGATGCCTCCGAGTGCGAGCACAACGGCGACGGCAAGGCCGATAATGTGTCCGGTGGAGAGCTTGAAACCGCCGCCCGTGGCGGCAGACTTGGCTTGTGCGGCAGCGGCTTGAGCGGCGGCGGCCTGTGCCTGTGCCTTGGCTACTTCAGCTTCGTTTTTGGAAGTCTGATACGAGCCGAAATATTGAAGCCCGGTGTTGAGCAGGTTGCTCAGCGTGCCGGATGAGGAAAGATCAAAGAGTGAGTCCATGTGCGTTTTTTCCCATCCGCGCCTGTGCGGACGCGGACGGGGGACGTTGAGCGTTGCGGTTGATGGTGCGTAGGACTCAGCCCTCGAACTTGGACAGAATCTTCTCGTAAAGCATGTTCACCGCTTGGGCCTGCGGGCTGGTGACTCGCAAAAGCAGCTTCGAAGCGATGAGTGCATCTGTCGCCCCGAGAAGATCGAAGCACAGCGAGAAGTTGAAGGCGGTAGAATCCACCTGCGCATCGGCAAGGATGCGGGCAAGCTGTTCGCGCTTGAGATCGTAGAACAGCAGATCGTCCGCCGTGATGTCCACATGGCTGATGTCGTTGGCGGCTTCGAGATGCACGCGGGCAAGCCGTGTGTTCACCGGCAGCGATGGAATGTCGAACTGGCCTTCGTTGGCCTGTTCCGTGATGATGCCTTGGGCGATGATGGTTTTTAGGCGAACAGCATTGCCGTTGGCATCCTTCCCGACCGTGACACCCCTGTCGAACGTGCGCACGCCGTCGATACGGATGATGTCGGTTTCCTCCGCTTGTTCCTTGAGTGTGATTTCGTAGGTGAAGGATTTTTCCCCAACCATATCCCATGCGGTGCGGAGCACGGCGTCGGGAGTTTGCTGCCAGTATTCGGCAAAGTAGATGGCAAGTTCATTGTCCACTTGAGGCATCTTGTTGAACTTGGCGATGCGACGGATGCGGGGGGCGCTCAGTTCACGAACAGTTTTGCCGTTCACATAGAGCGTCACCTTGTCGATGATTTCTTCCACTGGTGCGGGTGCGTTGTTCCGATAGCAGAAAAAACGAAGGTCCATATAACGGACGTTGAGAGGCAGGGAACCGGTGGCAGTGCCCCCGGGAACCACGCCGGTCATTCCGATGATTCGATTGTGTAAAAACATGGTGTGTTTTCGGTGTTGTGGGTTGCGGTTGGCGGGTGGATGTGGCGGTTAGGCGGCGGGGGTGCCGTTAACGACTTTGGCGACGGTCTTGCTGCGGTTGACGAGGGCGAGCCCGGCAATCACGCCGATTGCCGAGACGACGATGGCGATGATGTAAGGAACGAATTTTTTCATTTTCATGATGTGGTGTAGTGCGGTTTGCGATACGTGCGATGAAGGCCCCTTTATCGTTCCTCCACTGCCCCCGCGAAAGCCTTCCGATGGACCAAAAACGGAAGGTTTGAGCCCTTTTGGGCCAAAAGCGGAAAAGATGGGAAGTTTTCGCCAAAAAGGGGAAGCCCGCACGGTCACAGGCAACCACTCCCCCCTTCCCCCCTCGCGAGCGAGGGGGAACCACCCACCACAAACGCCGAGTCGAGTAGCCCCCCATCACACGCCGTGGGTGGGCGTTTTCATGCGCTCAATTTCAGGAGCCGCGCCGGGGTGTAGCGATTCGTTTTGTAATAAAAACAGCGAGGTGGAAGGCTCGCGGCCTTGAGCAACACGGGATCGTTGAACTCTTTTGACCACAACTTCGCCGGGTCTGCCTGAACGGAAAACAGCGCGAGGGATGTGCAGTTTTCCCGGATGGCCGGATGCACCTGTGCCGCCCGCTGACTCACAAAAAAACAGCGATGCCCAAAGTGACGCCCCTTGGTAAAACAGCGGTGAAAACCGAGATCGTATTTAGCCACCTCCGCATCCGCCAACTCCATAAAACAGGCGCAGTTTCGCGCCGCCCAAAACATGCGCAAAAACTCGGCGGGGTCGTCCGTCTGCCAAGAATGGCAGGCAAGCGGCCACGGTTCGATGTCCATGTGCAACACGAGCACGCCGACACCCGACGCCTTAAGATGGCTGGCTTTGTGTTTGGCGAGATGGCTTTTGCCACTCCCGGTCTGGCCCAAAATCGCCTCATGTAGTTGTAATGGAACTACGGTCATACTCACACGCGGCGGGCGAAGTAGATGAGTCCCCATGCCACCAACAGGCAGGCAATGCCGGGCAACGCGGCGAGGACGGTGCAAACGGCCCATGCGACGCCTCCACAGACGCAGACGACGGCGATTCCCCAAAGCGCCCAGCGCACGAAAAACGCCACAAGTTCATCCGCCGCTTCGTAACGACGACGGCGAGGCGGAGCGGCGGGCGGGGTGGGTTTGGCGGGTTTGGTTGTGTTGGCTTTCATTGTTTGGCTTGGTCGAGATTATTGCAGCCCATCAGTAGCGAAGGGGTCTTTTGCGCCCGTTGAAGGCGGCGCAGATGGTGCCGGGGCAGGCGTGGTATGTTTGACAGGGGTAACGGGTTTTGCGGTCGCAAGCGGATCGTCTTTGCTCCCCCACGAATCGCGCCACCGTTTGATTTTTGCAGCGGTTTTGGGGCGCATAGCGGTTTTGATGAGGTAGGCGACCAGCGCCGCGCCAATGGCGAAAATTCCGACAAACCGCCAGCCTCGCGCTCGGAGATAGGAGCCAAGCACGCGAACAAACGAGCGATGTTCCGTTGCCGATGGCGTTGCTTCGTCCATTTCGCCGGTTGCGACACCCGTAACCAGATAAAGGGCGGCGGCGGCGGTCTCCGCCGTGTCCTCTGGAGAACCGACAGGATCGGTGTCCGCGGGCACGGCCTCCGATGCTGGCGGCGGCGTGCCAGACGCCCCGGTCCTGGGAGAATCGGCTTCATCAGAAGGGGGGGGAGGGGGCGTTTCCGGGATGTAACTGGCGGCGGGGGGGGGAGGGGGGGGATTGCCGTTCCCGCTCATTCCCGTTGCCGTTTCCCCCGCCGTTTCCGTTTTTGGGCGACGTCCTCCTTTGGGTATCCATCGCCCCGTTTTCGGATGCCGTTTTGTGAGATGGATGCGAGAGTCAAAAAGGACTCCGGCAGAGTCCCGTTCCCCAACGGGCAATCCCGTTGGTTTCGGTGTTTCCGCCGTTTGGGAATCGGGATTCGCCGGTTCAGTCGCCGGGCTCGCCGCCGTCGCTTTGGGCATTTCGGTACTCGTGATCTCCGCCACGTTTACAGTTTCGATTTTTGGTTCGTTTTCGGTGCTCATGGTAAAAGGCAAAAAGGGGGAGGAAACGGTTACGGCAGCGTTTCAAAATGGGGATGCGCAGCGGAATAAACGCGGATGGGCTGGCGGGCCAATTCCCATGCCCTTTGCGCGGGAAATCCTCTGCGCCGATACGACAGCCAACGGCCAACGCGACGACGGAATTGGTGCTCGGTTCGGGTTTTTCCTTTCATGATGATATACGAACTTCCGTTGGCTGAATCAGGTGTTATGCCACCACTCGAAGAGCAGGGGCTGGATGAATTGTTTCTCGTTCAAAACTGTCTCGACTTGAGCGCAGTAGCGGAGGGCGTGGCGCGGATCGTGGGCGCTTGCGTTTTCCTCCTCGCTATGCCGACCATCGAAACTCCAAGCCATGCTGTCGGAGGAGTGCAGTAATTCACGCACGCTCGGATTGCGTAATGCTTCGATCTTGAGCCCGAAGCCGTGCAGACGGAGGTCGGGCCGCTCGCGCTTGATCGCAAGCAAAATATCCTCCACGACGCCCGGCTCGACGTTACGTTTGCACACTGATCCGACTCCGACCCATGCACCATGCGCGAGTAGCTTTCCGTATTGCTTGACGTGCGACACGTAATCCGGGACGGCGAAACCTTGCAGGACCGGGAGCAAATAGACGCTCCCGACTAACTCACGCAGGCACACGTAACGCTCAATGGTTAACGCTTGGTGCTCTGCCACGGATTTCCCCGTAATTGCCAAAACAAACGGCTCGCACATGTAATCCTGTGTAGCAGCTGCAAGCAGCGTGCCGTTGCTCGACCAACGCCGGACTTGATCGGCGTAATCCTCTGGCTCGTGTCGGTAGCGGCCATGCGTGGTAAGCTCCGTGAATGCCCCGGAATCCATCATCCACGAGTTAACCCGGAAGGGGGATTTGCGCGTGCGCAGACGGTTGACCGACACCATCACGCGGGCGAAGGGCCAACAGTCCGACACATTGCAAATTCCGGGAAAAAATTCCATGTATTCAAAAAGTAATGGCATAACATGTCGCTAGACCGGACGCTCCGCGCCGGTCAGCTTTGGGTTATGCCTTCTAAAATTCGGGTGAGTTTTCCCGCACTGTATGCAGCGCATCCGCACGGGCTGGCGGACCTCTTCGAGGCCGTCCGTCGTGGACTCTATGCCGACCGCTTCACCGCTGGCAGTGTCGATTGTCATGATCCAGAATCCGCGCATCGGGATTTTCCGCTCGAACTTTGTAGAGCCGCAACCGCAGGCATAACCAGCCGGCCGCGCCAATGTCTTGTCAGCCATGTCGCACCTCCTGGTTAGACCTGTTTTTTTGGCCGACTGAAAAGCCGGTCATCCATGCTTCACGAAGCAGGCCAGAATCGAACTCCACTGGGGGCACCGTGTCTCCGCGCTCGCCGTCATAAACACCAAGGTCGAAAGCGATGTGTTCTTGCTCAGTGTGTCCGCAATCAGGGGGACAACCTCCGAGGTCGGGAATGTGCGCCGGTCTAACCAGAGCGCGGGAGGCAACGGGCGTTGCCGTAGTTGTGGTTTCGATACTCAT